ACCCCCGCTTTTAGGGATTGTGTATCCGGCTACTGCATAAATATCTTCGTACACAGTTGTAGCCTTGGATAATATTATTCCTTCTCTCTTAATTAATTCTTCGATCTTTTTCCGAGGTACTAATACCCCGTCTACTGTTTCTATTTTGAAAGGGACAATATCTTTTTCTTTTTTAAGTCCCATCTTTTTTAATTCTTCGTAAATACTATTCGAAACAAAAAATGCTTCGTCCATAAACCCTCCTGGGTTTTAAGTTAAACTTCACCCTCTTTTGCTAAGTAAGCTGCAGTACTGGAATCAGAATCCATAGCATGTCCGGGTGTTTCATCCTCTATTGTTTCCTCGTCGGATGATGCTTCTAATTCTTCTGTTATAATTCTTCTTATACACTCGTACATATCTGCCAGCCATATGTTGGATTCGAGGGAACTGTCTATATTTACCAATGCTTCAGGAGCCACTTCAGGATCCATATTATCAACATCAATCCCCAGTTCTCTCAGCCTCTCCACCATTGTATCTTCCAGACATTCAAGTATACAATTAAGATTAAACAATTCTCCTGTCATAATAGAAAAAATGGATCCCTCTAAAGGGAGGAGAGGGATCCAGTTATACTAGTTGTTTCCCTTGATCTGTTTGACCAAGAAAATATTTGCACCGTCAACAACTGCTGTGTCTTCGGATACGGTACTACCATTCATCTTAATCTCAAAGCCTTCGGCGTCGAGATCTGCAAGTTCCAGTACGGCCTCAATGGTCGTGCCAGATTCAACAGCTAATTCCGAGAGTGTTCCAGGAACTTTACCAACTGTTACTACGCATTGATTTCCTTTGATCTGCTTGACCAGGAAAATATTTGCGCCGTCAGGAGCATCGTCTGTCAAAGATGCGGTACTGCCGTTGACTTTAATTTCGAAACCCTCTGCATCGAGGTTTCCTGCTGCCAGGGCATCTGCAACTGTAGCGCCATTTTCGACGGCTACTTCTGAAAGTGTTCCTGGTACTTTTCCTACTGTGATTTGTTTCATTACTTATTCCTTTGTTATAACTTAAAGGTTTGTGTTATAGACATATATGGCCGCATGCCGTATATGATTTCGTTCTCGATTGGGTCTCCATTATTATGCTTCAGCATCTGCCAAACAGCTATTGTGGATATATTAACTGCTGTAGCAATTACTGAAACAGAAGAGCCACAGAGAGATTCTTCCGCCGTATCATCATCATATAGAGTAGCCTCCCACTTCTCTGCCTGATTAAGCATTGTCGGAACGAAAGAATAAATTCTTCCGTTATCATCCCCCATTCTTGTTTCTACTATTAAATTAACACCGAACTTCATCTTTAGAAATTCAGTGAAAATTTCCTTACGTGAAGACATTGTATCTGTCAGGAGAAATACAATATTCCCCGGGACATATCCGCAACCCGTCTCCACTTTTTCATTGACAGCTTCTATTTCAATTTCCGTCAATTGTTTTATGAGCTCTTTAAGAGCGTCAACTTTGTACTTCCCTACATCAGACAGTCGGAACATTTGATTAGGAATATTGTGTTCTTCCACCTTATCATAATCGAACACACGTATCTTTTTCACTCCCATCTTAGCGAGTAAATAAGCTACGTGTGAACCTGTTGCTCCAGCCCCTATTATGTCAACCTTCTTTGTAAACAAATTAGGTTTAAAAACAGATAGCTGTCTATTATAGGAGATACTGGCAGGTATACCCATCAGTCAATTTCCTGAAAGGAATACTTACCGACCTTCTTATTTTTAGGAGGACGACCTGGTTTTCTCTTTTTACCTACTTTTTTTAAAGGAGTAGCTCCTTCAACTCCATCGTCCACATTATCCAATGGGTATGTCTTATGAACATTGTTTCCTCCTACAGGTCTTCCCTGATAGCCATTATTTCCATAGCCATTAGGTGAACCACCATATCCATGCTCGGAACCATGTCCTTGAAAACCAATCCCACTCTGGTTCATACCCTGGTGATACCCAGCGGCGTTTTTTAGGCCACCATACACCATCTTGGTAACCTTTTCCTCGATCTGTCCTTTCCAGTATTCTACCTTAGGATCATCATCTTCATTTACCTGAATACTCCATGGGGCATCCTTGAGAGCAAGCCCTATATCATACTGAAAAATAGCGAACCCATATTCGCCTTTATTGTTTCCGATACATCTTATAAAGAATCTGTTTAGAGCTCCTTCGGAACCCTTAAGATTATCAGAAAATACTTCCATCTGTGTGTTATCCTGGCCGGACGGACCAACTCCGCCGCTTATGTGTGACATTCTGTTACTTAATAACCTACTAATGTAGGCGGGTATCCAGTTTCCTGATACCTCTCTATGTCTCCATAGAGATCAGACTATCGCTCGGCCCTCAGCATTACCTGTAGGGTTCTTCTCGCTTAGTCGTTGACCGTCCTTTAAATATCTTAAAGGTTCGGCAGGATTACCCTCGGCTTTACCGTTAGGGCTTCCCCCTCAATCAGAGAAGATTTTTCTAGTGACTGTTACCAGTCACGGGGCACTCACCTACTGCTTACGCAGCGTCACATATTTTATGCCCCCAAAGGCGAATATTATTAGCTTCATCGGTTGTCATATCTCCGGAAGTTATAAGTTCCCCCATTAATTCAGCCAGTCCATCAGGAGTTATTTCGGTTGTTCCACCGTTAACATCCTGTTGGGGAAGAGGTAATATATTATAAACTAAAAATACATTATCCTCTTCTTTACGTACAAGACCTAACCATCCTATTTCATCATCGCAGTTATTAATTATAATGTCCATGTCTTTTTTGACCTCAGGTAGTAATACTACCGAGGGCATTCCTTCATTTAACCATTCGACTGTAGGCATTACATTATGTCCTTATCTTTATCGTCACGGTCTTTCCAAGCAACAACCGTTCCGTCCTCTTTGACCAAAGGCCATCTGTTTACATACTTACCAGCGGCATCGTCAACATTAACGTTTTCGAGGTAGAGTATACACAGAGCTGCTATGGCACTGTAGTTATGAGCTGCTCTGATCTGAGGGAGCGATTCCACCAGATCTCCCAGACAGGGTTTACCATCAGGAAATACATGCGGAGCATGCATCCCTCTGGAGTTATATCCCGTAATCTGCTGAGTAGTATTTAACATTAGTATTTCTTTATTAACATCTGTAGGAACTTCAATACGAAAAGCTCCGACCTCGTGGTTAAGTTTCGTACGTGGGTCAATAACATATACTGTATCTGTTATTATATGTACCCCGTCCTTAACAATCCGTACTCCTCTGACATGCTTCTGGGAATACAGGTCACGAATCATTTTGTTAGCTCTTTCATCAAAATTATTCGATGTACCTGCTTCAACCATCTGCATCTTTGCAGTACGATCTCTTAATTTAAGCGTCAAATGTCCCTGATGCTTTTCAATCTCTTTTGAAAGTTTATCAATTGTGTCCTGCAGCCCTTTATACTCGACTGAAAGAACATCCTCAACAAACTTTATCAGCCTTTCCCGATCTTTCTTCTCACGGGTCTTGGCGATATCAGCGACTTCTGACTTGAGTTGCTCCGTTCCCAGTTGCTCTTTGAATAGCTCCAAAGATTTTCTGAAAATGGTGATTGCTGAAATGGAAGGCTTCTGAACCGCATCCCATAGAAAATAGAGATGATTCGGTTTAACATATTCCATTATTGCAACACCTGTCTTAGGATCATTAATTCCCACCCCACTGTCTGTAAGAGGGAACATAGGATCTTCACAGCCTACTTTCTTTCCGAATAGACTTGATGGAGGAATTAACTTACCATCAGCTCCGCCTATCAGACTATCTGCTTTAGGAGAAGACCATACTCTAATATTCAGGTCATGCTCACAGTCCTCAGGAAGTTCAATATCCCCGTTAGGAACTGTAACAGATACATTCGTATATACATCCTGTAACACTTCTTCAACAACTTTTATGAAGTCTTCACGACCACGTCCATCCCACTTATCGGGAGATGATTGTACTGTGATACTTCCAGATCCCGCACTTACTACCTCGGCCTCATTAGGGGCTGGAGGTGCAACGGGCGGTATATCTTCCAGAGGATCAGGAACTACTTCTTCAGCCGTTACTTCTACTTGTGGAGTATCATTATTGGTTCTTTCCCGGAAAGTTGTTCTTAGAAAAGAAATACCTTCAAACATTGTTCGTTCATCATTAAACTCTATATTCTGTCCCATTACCGGATGTACTTCTACCCGAGGTATCAGAAATCCGTCCACATCATTGATGTTGAATGTAGGTGAGCTACCAGCCCAGCCCAATTCAGTTAGTTTGTCTAGTTGTTCTCGTGTTACGAAATACATTTATCCCTTTCTATGTTAAAATTAATTTCGTTTTATATAGATAAAGCAGATAAGGGTGGCAGGCCGTCTGGGCAAAACCCTGTTTCATGACCACCATTTTGTATAAAAATACTCGGCCTCATATCCGCTAAAAACAATGATAGTTATATCATCTTAGTAATCTATTATGCCACAAAAACGCGATAAATTAAGTTCGAAGATACTGCTCGTCACAAGTTATCGCAACAGCTAGGGCTGAATATATATCCGACTTAAATCCTTTAAGTTTACCTTTAGGTCGTTTTCCCGGAATTAGGTCAGGTTCGAATCGATCGAGTAGCTCCTGACGTATTCCACAGTCTTTAGCGGCTCCTGTGCCGCAGATATACTTTTTCTCGTCGACACGCTTTATTCTGTAGTGTGTTCCTTTAAAAGCCTGCATACATTTTCCTATAAAGAAACAGGTTTCAAAAGTCTCTTTTCCGACTCGGGCTCCATACGAACATATGGTCTCTATCGCCATTACATCAGCCTGTCCACCTTCTACAATACCCAGCATTCTCTCATTACTTATTTTACCGAATGCATAAATTTCCTCTGTCTCATTATTATACGTAACATACCCAGATTCCGTAGTTCCGGGGTCTACTCCTAATATTATCATGTCATTACCTTTCTTCCGGGAATATACACCTCTTCATCACTTGTTCTTCCCAGTATGTTTTTTAGTATTTCATCCATCATTACCGTATTCTGTTCCGCCACTGTATACGGACCCATCTTACAATCATACTCTTCCCCCAGCCGGTCTTCGTAATTAGTATTCAGAGGACACCGATATCCGGAAGACGCTTTCTTACTTACAAGCTTGCATATGTCCTTAAGAGGCCCTTTAAAACTAGCTAGAGTTTCTCCAAAAGATCTACGTACAGATTCGTAGTCAGATATAGCCAGGCAGGGCTTGTAGTTCATGTACTCTTTCAGCCCGACCCAACTATTACCGGCTATCAGCTTTCTGTTCCACCAGTCATTATTGTATACTATGTAGGATATGTTATTCTCCTGCATAAGCCCGACCAGTTTATTTTCTACTACTTCGGGCAGGACAGCCTCTGCATAATAACTGTTGATAGATATTCCGGTATACTGCATGTTGCCCCTTACATTACCTCCCAGAACATATTCGTTATACAGAACTCCTTTAAGCATATAAGCTACCTGAACAATAGCGGCGTCTGCTTTTACTGAATCAGACGCCATGTTCAATACTATATAATTATCAGGATCCTGTACCCCTGCCTTCTCTTTAAGAAACTCCCTGATAATACCCATAGCTCTCCTTACGCATAATAAACCGTTCCTTCACTTCGTGTTCGACACCCCAGTCCTTACGCTTCATCAAACTTATAAGCTCCTTCTGCAGACCTGCTATTTCCTCAGCTCCGGGATAATTGCTATCCTTCGCGGGATACAGCTCCACCATCAGTAGACAATCGTCACGGGCTACCCGGTCTATTTCCCCCATGGTATATGCTATCTCCCATGTGTCGAGAAACATCAGGACGTAATTAGCAAGTATTATGTTCACTGTCGACATACCTGTCGGGAATGCTTCCTTACCCAGAACAAGTTTTTCCCCTACATCCCCTGCCATATCGTATCCGGAGATATTATGAAACCCCTGTTCCATCAGGTAGTTCGAGTTGCGTCCATTACCGCATCCAATATCCATCACGACCTCTTCCGCCCAGGTTTCTCCTCTCTTTAGGAGATCGATCTTCTTCACCAGATAGGGGGTAGGATCTTCCCTGGAACATCTTACGCACCATCTGTCATTCATATATTTTCGACTCATATTATCCTCTATTATTATAAAACTCAGCTTCCATACAATCGTATATATACTTACCGAGTTCAGGCAGTACACAATTCCTCAGTACCTGCCTCTTATTCTTAATTTTATATTCCGATAGGTCGAAACCATACTTATCCTGTAGGTCAGGTATCTGTGCTTTCCTTATATTATCCTTAGCAAAAGACTTATCCCCAATAGAAAAGTTACACCAGAACAGGTGTCTCTGCAGAACCTTATCCGGTTCGATCAGGGGAGTATAATAAGGTTTCACATTCTCCACAACCCACGGACAATTAGCATTATACTTCAGAAATAGTATCTCCTCGTATAACTGCATATCTGGATATTTAGGTTCCGTACCTCTATACCGTACACATATATTCTGCCGGAAAGACGAATGACTCTGACACGGGGGACTGCTCCATATGAAATCATATTCTTTATAATGCAGTCTCAAATACTCATGTGCGTCCCCTATAACTATTGTGTCCTCAGGAAACTGTGTATGATAAAAACCAGCTATGTCTTCATTCATCTCTACAGCTGTCACCTCAACACCTTCGCCCCACAACTTCCTATTTCCTCCAATTCCAGAATAATTATTCAATATTTTTATCATTATATATCTCTTATTTAAGTTATCAATTTTCCATACTGGTTAGCCAACGCATCCGCTACACCTTGAAAAGTCTTGCTTCTCAGCTTAGCCCTTTCCGGTGACGGAGGTAGGTAATGCAGTCTCTGCTGTTTATTTTTAGGCAGTTTCTCCATCTCCTCTTTGACTATATTAGTAGGGACCAGTTTAGGTAGACCTTTCAACCATAGACAGGTAGCCTTACTTTCCGGATGTCCGAACTGCCATGGCTGGATAATCTGATCCGGCTTACGGTAGTGTGTAGACATTATTCCAATAGGATTTTCAATAACTGTTAAGGGACAGTTGACATTAGTAAATTTCATAAAGAAATCTATACCTTGTTGCTGTCGTCCATCCGCTCTCTTTTGTTTAAACCATGCCGCACCGCTGCATGCTAGATGAGTGCAGGGAGGAAAAGCGAGAATCACATCCCACTCCTCTTTAAGTAAAGGTGTCACATCCTGTTGAAAATGCCAATCAGGATTTCCTCCTTCACTACACTCTATTATATCGCATGAATATGCTTCATGCCCCAGCTTGCGAAACGCTTGTGTAACAACTTGGCTTTCCTCACATGCTACCAATATCTTACCCATTTCATATATCTCTTATTTAATAATTTACATTCATCACATTATCTGTAACAATTATCGTACCGGTATCTTCCCATTCTTCACCGCGCCATTCAACTTCTCCGTTAAGCACATACCCCCAGCGTTTTATAAACTTATCAATTATGTACTGCATCCACTCTGTATAATCATAGAACTTTTCTGCATAGTTCCATTCTATACCATCTTCTTCCTCAGTAGGCACCCAGCTACACCACAGCCCCGGTTGTGTTCCTCCCGGGTTATTATTCTCCAGAACAGATTCAAGCTGCTCACCAGCTAATCCACCTGTTCCTATAAAAAACTCACCATCCACACCCAGCCCCAAATTAACAGCTGTCCGGAGAGGGTCCTTCAACTTTCTAAGTTGCTTGACATCTCTTTTCATATGCCGTATATCAGAGAAGGCATGTAAATAAGCGTTATGCTCTGGTCTTAATTTCTTATCCAGATTAAACATTCCTCTGAAATCTGTTGTATAACCCATCTTAATTTTCCTTTATAGTTATGCTACCACACATCGGAATATCTCTTCCGAGCTCGGTATCATATATTTTTACATTGTCTAAAACTTTATCTATTTCTTCTTCAACAGCCCGCATCACCTCCCACTCCGATACGGCTGTTCCATCTGTACTGTCTATATCTATTTCAGCTGTAAGTATCATAAATGCCCCGCTATCCCTGTTAATGTTTCATATATATCACATGCTTGAAATCACTATCCCAGCATCTTCGGCATGCTCCGCAGTCAGTATGATTCATTGTAGCAGGACATATTATTGTCTTAGGATATATCGATATATCCGATGCCACAGAAGAGGAAGACGCACCCTTTCTGGTAACAAACTCCATCACATTATCCAGAGGAGCATCATTCACCATCGCAGTACTCAGCCTGATATTCAGATTGTCAGGTATTTCCTTATCCGCAAATGTAAAGTACACTGTATTGTGCTCCAGTGTAGGAAGCCAAAAATGTATATCCTTACAGTTATTACATACCTCCAGAATCCTTTCCAGATGTGCCTTGTCCTGCAGGTCCCCGCTATCATGAAATCTGAAATAGGGTACTTTAGCACAGTAGTGCGTTATAAGGAACGACATAGCATCCACCCATTCAGGATACCTGATTGCCGCTAATCGACGCGAGAGGGCGTTCTGAACGTTCTTAAAACGATATCTGCCTTTACACGCATAACAACTATAACATACGGATTCTTTTACTTTCCGTAGATATTTTCCAGTAGGGCAATGTGATGTGGGTAGATTATAACTATAACCCGGCATCTTGGAAGGATTCCCCAGCCCCCCTGTAATCTCTTTCGCCTGTCTTATATTCATTATTTGTTACCTTATATGTTTATTATATACTATCGATTTAAAGATCCGGATATGTGGAATATAAAATTATCATCCTCATAATCCAGTTTTTCCGCACTTCCTTTATATTCGTATACCTCGAACAGACTGTCCAGATCCATATACGGGATTCCTTTACCTGTGACCCAATTGAAGTTCACAAGCCACCTATCATCTTCGAGCTTGGTAAAACAATCTTCAAAACAGTTCTCAAAGTTTCTCTGGAGTGAATCCTCCGGTTTAAAATTGGAACTGGATTTAAGTATGTTTATCAGATCTCCTGAAGGTCTTGGAAAATATACTTCTTTCTCGTATGCTGAAAGGTAAAAAGACGGAGGTACTACCCTATCTGTCGCTATCTTATTCTCTGACTCCACCATCAGTCTCAATACACGAAGGATGTTTATATCTCCGGATCTTACGTCACTCAGCTGATAAGGAAGACTGCCATACTCCACGTTCTTTATAAGCCCCGCGGGATAAGCATCCTCACCGACATATAGATCAGCAGGCATAACAACTCTCTTTCTACTGTTCTGTTTGTTAACAGCCCGCAGAAGGTCAGTACTGAATATAATCTTCTTAGTCTTATCTATACGCTGGGTAGTTCCGGCTATCTTACGGGCCATCACTGTTCCTTTATATAAGAACGTCACATATACGAAGACCATGTTCAGTCTGTAGAAGCTATCGTTAAGAGGAGCTACCCCTTTCCATGTTATAAGACATGAGTCGGGGTTGTTCTCAAAATATTCCGCTACACTTCCTATAATATCCTCAGTCTTCATCAATAGTCTCCTTCAGCTCAGTCTTCATATAATCAGTTATTATCATATACTCACCCATTTTTTTCTTCAGGCAATGTTGGCATATATCAGCTTCCACTCTATGACCGTCTCCGAATACAGAATTACAACCACATATAAAATTTATATGCAGAAAGTCCTGTAGCTCCATACTGTCCTCAATATCGTTATGCATATATGCTTTTTGACATATATCGCATATGACACCTCTCGGTACATTCTTCTGCACCTGTGTAAATACACAATCGCTAATTATCATCTTTATCCACCTTTCCGTAATTAAATAATGCACCTTCTTTAAATACCGGAGGTAATATATTATATGTGTTAAGATGATCCAGGTACGCATCCCTTAATTCTTTAGGCATAGTTCTTAGTACCAGAGATAGCTGAACAGCTTCCTCCATCTTAGCAGGGTTTATTTCCGGAGCATCCGTCGTCAGACGCATACTGTGCCAATAGAAATCCATCATACATATAAAGAATTTATATAGAAATTCCGAAGCATCCATCGGGTGCATTCTATTAAACAGAAATTCCAGTTGAGGAAGTCCGTCATCTGCCCATGTCTTATCCGACAACACTGCTGATTTCATAAAATACGCCAAATCTCTAGACATCTGTCGGGCTGCGTCGTGATCTTTATTTTCTCCCTCATTCATATCCTTGAATATTTTAAACGCAGAACTCAAAACTCCCCGCATGCCTTGTGTTATATCTGCAGCAGGAGCATAGAAGGCTATATTACCTTTGTCCTTAGGACGTACACGCATGTACGACGTCTCCGACTTCTTTTTCTTTTTCGCCATTATTTACTACCTTTCTTTTTTCAAACAAATCCTTAGCTTCTAACCAGCGATCTGTTTCAATACATTGATTACATGTTTCATTGCCCGGCTTCATAACCCCAGGATGCCCTTCCGCACAGTTCCCTAGAATATAGGTTACCTTGTGTAAAGCTCCGGGGCACTCATCCAGCCCATTTAAACAATCTACACATTCTATATTACAATCCCCATGTCTTATATGATATAAAGTATTGTTATGCTTCTTCTGAGAATTAGATACACTGAAGGCTACCATTTTAGCAGCCCCCTTATTCTTCACAAGATTACATGTGAACCGTGTGTTGTACGCTTCACCTGCATCAAACTGAGCATATTTAGGATACCCTATCTCACGAAGCATATACTTTATAAACTTGTTAGACATCTTCTGTATTACAGACATTCCGGCAGGTATACCTGCCGTTACAAAAACTGTAAGTTCCTTACCTCTATACATCCCATAGAATTCTGTACTTCCTAATACCTCCACAGGTACCCACACCGGTATATTTGTATCCATCCATACTGGAATAACCTTATCGCTCCTGATATATTCCATATTTCCTGATATACGAACAGCCATCTGAAATAAAGATTTCGGATTAACTTCCCGCATCAGAAAAGATCTATACAGAGAATTATATATCGTTGTGAATTTATTAAGAGGGTAATTAAGAGTGTGGCACATGCACTTAGATATTTTCTCACATGTGCCTGGAGTAACTATACGATCAAACTTATCCCTATTCATAAGTAAGTCTGAATATACACTTAAGCGTATTTTAGACAGCTTAGAAAGAGAAAAAGAGGGGGCTTCCACCAATAAGGGTATAGTACCTTTTTCCGGGTGAAAGCGGGGGGAACTTACTTCGTCAAATATATGTAGATTCTTTTCATCAGAATTCAAACGCATCGTCTTTAATTTTTACAGTCAACCTTTTTATAATTTTCTTTTCAAATTTTTCTACATATTTCTCGTCTTCCTTCTTATCAGGAACACTGTTATAATCATAATCTTTCTTATGACCATCTATCTCATTGTATATCTCACTATCATCAAAATCAGAACATGTTTCATCATCTAGAAATTTATAAACATCATCTCCGAACGAAACAGGATCCTTATATCCGGAAGTCCCATACAACTCCACAGAAGTCATATGTCTTTCCATATCGTTATTAACAGCTATTGTATCCATATTCACAGACCCTTTACGTTTAGCTTTATGTTTTTTACGACACAGTCTACAAACCCGCTCTGCGGGAGAACTGCTTGAAAACAGTTCTCCGCAATCTTTGTATAAACACCTTCTCAGAGCGGTTCGCGACATCTTCGTATTCCTTTAAGCTATTCCGGTAGCCTGTTTATGCAGAGCCCTTAGAGACGGAAGAACTTCCTCCGATACTTCCCTAAGACTAAACACAATATCCAGAGCTTTCGAATATTTCTCCTCGTTGCCAGCTATTTCATTTAAATCAGTCATGTCCTTAGCCGCCAGAGGTATTGTGTTTTTAATAATTTCAAGGGTCGCGGTTATCTTTTTACAATTATTAGTATAACTGCGTCTCGCTTCCGAATGTTCTTCAGTTCCTTCTGTAGGGGCTGTATTTCCACCACCATCTTCCGGAGGATTCAGTCTATTCATATACTCACTGAGTTCCTGTTCCAGTTCTGAAGGTCTGATACTTTCCTCGGCGATCTTATTTTCGAAATCAATACGATCCTCTTTATCTTTAACCGAGATAAGTTTATTGATAATACCCCAACCGATATGTTTCTTATCCATAGCAGAATCAAGTTCCTTACGACTGTATTCCTTAGCAAACTGTGCATACCGGTATAAACGTTTAACATTCATATCCGGAAGTTCCAGCTGTTCAGCAAAATTTTCAATCGTCTTTTCCCCGTATACTGCAGCTTCTTTAATGAGATTAGTTTCATATCCCATTTCCCAACATACTCTGAGAGTCGATTTAGAAATACCTTCAATATTAGTTTTGAAGTACTCCACCATTTCATCCCAGCCTTTAAATGAGCCTTTAGATTTATCATCGCCCGGCTCTACTACTGCAGCTTCTTGTTTCTTTTCTTCTGACATATTACTTTCCTTAATTTAATTCGTTCTCTTTTACAAATACACCCAAATTCAAAATATACAAATCTTTTCCTGAATTTCCTGGATAAATAATTCTAGGTTTCTTCAGAATCTCCTCACAGCCCCTTGTGAAGTTATGAAAAATATGATCCCCACAAAACTTAAGAGGAAAGATAATACCTACTTCCTCATTAGTTTTTAACAGAGACATCATTTCCTTCCACAAGGGTGTAATAGATATTCCCTTATATAGATTATAAATATACAGATTCGGATACTTATTAATAAATAATTTATTAATAAAAGGATCCCCGGATCTATGCTTTACTTCTTCCAGCTTGTCTTCAACCCTGTCGTCCTTCCAGATATCAATCAGTGAAACATCTTTAAGTATACTTCCGAAATACTTAGCAAGTATCTTTTTCCGATATGCACTGACCGATACACTCTTTTTGGATTCCATAGCTGAAGCAAACCCCTGCATGAAATTATCAGGTTTGAGTCCCATCGCCGAATACCTTCCATGTTCTGAAGCCTGCCGCCTTCTGCAGATCATGCATGTATTCTTTGTCTTCGAACAGAGTCTGTCCCAGTTCCGTATCAGATACCCGGACTTTCCCTAACCGCTGAGAAGAATACTTATTAGCATTACATGTGACATCACTGGCTTTCGCCACTCTACCTGATACTTGTTTATCTACCAATAGACGGGCTGTAGCCGCATGCCAGTCCCATACTGTATTCTGTATAGGATTTCCATCTTCGTCCTCTTCATCGAAATCCCACAGAACAGGAACACTTATTTTCCTGTTAGCCGGACCCATCCCACACTTCTCAGCTTTCATACCTATAAGGTTACCTTCTCTGGATACCAGATCGATAGCCTTTATCTTATTCATATAGATATACTGAGCCGCATGGAAGTCCTGAGATGAACCACCTGACTTAGTCTTAACCTTAGCTGGACCCGTTGAATCTATCTTGTCTTTAAGATGATTCGTGAACGCCAGTATAATGGGCTGATTAATCAGCTCACTGGATAACGCCTTGTAGTAGTTTGACCAAAGGAGGGCCGCCTCAGGAAAACTCCTTTCGGCAAATCCTGCTTTACGGATATCGTTCTGAATATCCTCCGTAGTACTACCTGCCAGACTATCCACACATATTACGAAAGGCAAATCCTTTTCAGGACAATTCTTTTTATAATATGCCAAGGCTCCTGATACTGCTAATTGAGCTTCCTGGACTGTAGAAACAGTGTCTATGCGTATACGGTCTCTATTCTTAGACCCTATAATAGAATTCAGAAAATGAAGATTAAGTTTATTCTCCGTTTCTATTAAGTGGGCTACTCCTCCGGCTTCTATAGCCAGACGCATCGCAAAAAATCCGAATGCGCTTTTACTACTTGCCTGAGGTCCCGCAAGACCCATTATTTTTCCTAACGACATTATATTCGAATGAAACAAATACTGCAGGGCGAAGGAGGGGAGTTCCAGGCCTACCTGGTTCTCCTCCTCCTGTGTCCCCACAAGTACTCTGTCATCTCCGAATTTAGCGCGTCCCTCATCAAGGAATCCTTGAAAAAAAGCACTAACTTCGACCATGATATACCTCCTAACCGTTAGCTCTCGCGAGAGCCGCTTCCTTCTCGGCTATCAGAGATTTCATTATAGGATTTTCATCAAGCGCTGTAGGCTTGACATCCTCGTTATTTGCGGTACCATCATTAACAACTACCGGAGCAGCGTCTATCTCTGACGGACTTATAATATTAAGTGCAGGTGTTTCAACCGGCACAGCCAGAGGTTCCTGAGGCGTCGCAATAGGCGTTACCGGAGGTGCCGGAGGCTTTACAACAGGCTTCGCATCAGCAACTGATGAAGAACCTATACTATCAGCAATAGGTCCGGTTGTTCCAGGCACATTAACTGTAGCAGGTTTACCATCAAAAGCTCCTTTTACATGTTCCGGAATGAACTGTGCATATTCAGGATCAGACCTGAATGCATAATCCACAGAAGCACTGTCAAACGATTCACACAGTCTGGCAATCTGCCATGCCGCTGATTCAACTCTCAACAGGTTATCCCACGGTACGAATGTTTCTTTGACATATTTATCTGCCAGTTTAACAGGTTCCCCTGCTCTTACAGTATACCGCTTACGGCTCTCAGCATTCAGGAAAGAATCCACTAAAACAGTTCTTCCTGTCTCAGGAGTCGTAATATCACCCATCTCTGAATTAAGTGCTGATAAGGGCTGTGACTTATCTAATATCTGGATAAGTTTATTTTCCATATCCATAGTAGCAGATCTCTGAAACGCCATGATAATAGGAGCAATCTGAATAACAGCCCCTGTATTTTTATCTGTACACGCTTCCCCGTCCAGCTTAATAAGCACACCCTGCGCCATCATTACACACAGCGGTAAACTTGCCTGACCGCCCCACTTTAGCCATTCAGCCCACTCAGGCCTGGCTTTACTTCCTTCTTCCTTTACAAAAGTACCCAGCTTGTTGTAGAATATTTTAGAAGGGCTGTCTTTGTCAGGGAAGTCAGTTGTATCTGTTACAAACTGAAATTTTCTGGATCCCAGAAAACTTACATACTCAACCGCGTGGAATGCATCTGAAATACCTTCCATAGGATCACCGTCTACCGGAACTACCTGCGGAATAAATTCCCCGTCTGTATCGACAGCACAGAACAATTTTATTTCCGTTAGTTTACCAGCGGTACTACTTTTAGGAGAATAGACCCTGTGTGGGTGCTGTGAAAGCACCGTGAAATTACCAAAGGCTTCTCTTCCTCCTCCTGCATCTTTTCTTGCATAACTCATTATTTGTTTCCTTATTGTTGTGGGGGATCCCACTTAAGTAGAAATCCCTGTTCATTATGTATCGGTTCCGCCTCTTTGTACCAACGGTCCATCAAAACCGATTCTGTTCTTATCGCGACGTCCGGAATTACCTTAGTCATTCCTTTAATCATTAACTCTTCTACATGCCCTACCTCTTCAGACATTTGTTGTGGGTTGGTTATTTTTATTTCGTTGATTGTCTCATCATGGATAAATGCAACTGTTCGTATACGTTCTTTAAACATTAACCACAGTGCTTCTTTAGCTCCGTCACTGGCTAAACTCTGGAAAGAATTATTACAACTCTCTGTGTATGAACACATTCCACGAATTCTACCGGTTAGTGTTTTACTAATATATTTACCGGGATACTCGAGCTGTTGTTCAGGACAAAGATGTTCTTTCATTTCCGGAAACGCTTTCAACCACATATTCCTCATATGCTCCGCCTCCATATACGAGACAGTTAATCCAAATCCTTTAGCATACTGAACAAATGTTTTAGCAGATAGGCCTCCTGGAAATCCAAAATTCGGAATCTTAGATTTCTGACGTTCTGATTTTGTTATTTTATCCTCATCTTTAGAGAATATAAATGAACCTAGATATTTATGACAATCTATACCTTCATTTATTTTATCTGCCAATACACTCTTTCCCTGCTTAATCAAAGTATCCTGTGCTAAAGCACATAATTCTACCTGAGAGTAATCACTAGCATTAAACCAATGCCCCTCTGTCGGAATAAAGATTCCTCTAAGTCCTTCAGCCTTTGGAAGGTTTTGGCAGTTAGGCTTTGAGCTGGATGTGCGACCAGTTACAACACAGCTATTAAACCGTGTATGTACCCTACCGTCCTTTCCAATAACATCTTCGCCAAGATAAGTCTTAATCATCTTATTGAGATGTGCCTGCTTTGAATAGGCATCCAGAAAGGGATCCGTAATATCCAGCCCGTCCAGTACTTCCTGACCAGTCTTTATTTTATTAGTCTTAACAGTACGGGGCAATTTAATATTATACTTAAATTCCAAATCCTCCATATACTGCTGCATAACCAATTGATTGCCCTTCTGTCCCGGAATGAAGCCATTATCCTCCATTATAAGAAGACAGTCATATAGTGCAGTCTGAAACTTTGTTTCCAAACGACTTCGTTCAGACTCATCAACTCTCAGCCCCAATCGGCTTATATAGTCAAGAGCGATAGCACCTTTAACCTGTACATCCTCTGTAGCCTGATATTCAAGCTTCATAGCTATATCATATGTATGTACCGGATCATCAGCCGCGTATTCAAGATGGGCTGTGCTGGGGTCTTCACTCCTGCTGAATGTAAGACGTATGTCCTCATTCTTATCTATCTCTCTATTCAGAACATGCTTACATACATATTTCAGAGATCGCTTTGTCAGATAGCCTTGTCGTTCAATCTGCATCAGAACAAATCTAAGCATCGTGTCGACTATTCTTCCTTCATCCACAGCTTTTATCAGAAACTCGGGATATCCTAACACAGCCATATCAAATGCCGCGTTATGAAATATGAATCTTCCTTTAGGATTCCACGTATTCAGTTCATTCAGATATCCTGGGATATCAGGCCACTCTACCAGATGCACTATATTCCCATCGTATACCTGCATCAGAACTACATTGGGGATTGTATGATCGACGATAAGTTCTGTCTCGGTATCTATGGCTATGTCCGGAGCACAATGTACACTTTCTCCGGGGCACCACAATACATATTTAGCCATTATCTACTCCTTTTTAAATTCTCCACACCATTCGGTACTCTCTGTTTCAAGCCATAGACCTATTAAATTACTCTGCGCTATGGGAGGGGGGTATCTTTTACACTTTCCCCATCTCAGTTGTATATTAGCATATTCTTTTTCAAACCAGAATATACATTCAGAACACTCTTCTCTATTCATCTTCAGCCCGCCCCTCCTTTTTATCTGAATCCATCTTTTCTTTAATTTTTCCAGTCGTGTAATCCATCAGAAGGTTAAACCCCTTCTTACATAGATCAGCTGCACTGTCTATCAACTGTTGTATACTACTTACTGTCTTGTCCATTGTTTATTCCTTTTGTTATTTCACCACATCGTGTACATACATCATGCACATATATTTTATCTTGAGAGCGTTCTATTTCATTAGGAGTCTCCCATACTATGTTCTTGATATCTTTTGAATCTAGATTATCAGGCCATATACTATGATATCTAGGTTCGAAATTATGACAATCTCCTCCTTGATATATACATTCAGTCATTTCAACCACCTTTAACTTTCTCAATTATAAGTTCCCACAGTTCATCAACTGTGTAATCTGCGGGGTCTCCTTTAGATAATTGTACTAAATAGAAACCTTTATCGAATAGCCCTTCCCTGTACTTCTCGTAGAATTCCAACGCCTCTTCCGCCGCATCTGCATCCAGCAAAAGTACTCCGGCATTACCTCCCAGAGAATGCTTAATAATCTGAGCCTGCCGGGTGGAAGGAGATTTACCCAGGCAGCTAATAGCCTTCGCTCCTATCCTGTGTACATCGGTTATACCTTCAACTATGATTGTCCACAGTTCCCTGCGATTCATGTCTCTGTTGTATATAACCTGACTTTTAAGAGACCCTTCGGGAAAGTAATACTTGCGAACTCCCTGCCTCTGCTGATCCTTTGTTGGCTCCCAACACAGACGAGCCTGCCAAAAGGCCATTTCCCCGTTATAATATACAGGGTAGATAATCTTAGGCCCGTTGTACGGATACTCTTCCAGAACCTCACAGCAATGTACGTCCCAGCTGTTATACAGAATATCCAGATCAAACTTTCTACCTGTAAGGTATTCTTTGACCTGCCCCGGAGCTTCCGGAGAGTTTACCGGAATACAATTATCCGGAAATTTAAACGCGGCTACTTTCTTCTTCTTATAATTTGCCGGTAGTATCTCTGCTTTATAATCATCAAAATTTATTTCCTTTCCTATCTGTTGTTTAAGTTCATAGTTAGAACATCTTTCATTATGACAGTAGAACAGACTGTTGGTCTTTACTTTGAAATCACCCCTCTGAACCTTTTTAAATGCCCAGTGGCTGATAAACAGTCTGTGTTTCCTATCACCGCAGGACGGGCAGTTTACCTTATACTCTTCCCCGTCCTGACACCGTACAGCCCTTAGAGACTTACCATCCTTAACCGTCTCAAGGGCCCCTTCACCTCCCATGTTCACCACACTCACATCATCATCGAATATTGTGCAGAGCGCATTGAACAGGGGTACGTTCATTATATTTTCTTTATTCATAAATACTCCTATTCACCGAACTGAGCCGTCGCCGACTCACTGTCCAGCCCTTTAAGATGTCCGACATCCGCTTTACTGCGGTTACCGGAATTATCACGGTTGTCCATTGTTTTAACTTTAGGAACTATCTTTCCGTTTGTAAGCATAAAATCATTATCCGCTTTCACAAACTTTATATAATCCCCTCTAAGTTTTACGAGTATATCAGAAGACGCTGTAGCTCTTACTTTAGAAGCACAGAACCATGCTATCTGTTCCTCAGACAATACTCCTATCGCAAAACAAACATCCATATACCACGCGAATCCTTTCCATTCAGCCGCATCTGTCCAGTTAGGTTTCCTGTTAGAGGAAGCTCCTGCCTTGTCAGCTGTCAACTGGTGATTGACTATTATTATTATATTACGGTTGTTCTTCATAACTTTCAGAGCATCCATAAACTGTGTCGAATAGAGACGGAAAGACTCGTTTGTTAAACTTGTCACTCCTTCTCCCACCATAGCTCTCTGTACCAGAGGAAGCAGCCAATCTATTACTACCAACGTAGGGGGGCCTTCTTCGGGAAGATTAAACTGGTCTAGAATATACTGTATATCTTCCAGACCCTTTGTTCCCGCTATCCCCTTACTCATATCCGCCATATGAAATCTACCTTTTATTCCTTCAATAGACTTCGTATACTTTTCACGGACACCGTCTTTCAGCTCCTCCATTGTCTTCCCTCTGAATAATTCAGTGGAAAGACCTGTTACAGCCGAACACAGTCTGGAAGATATATCACCCTCCAGGGGCTGTTCGTACGATAGTAATACAGAGTGTCTGTCCGGATGCTGTCGTATCCATGAGATAAGAACTTGTATAGCAAAGGTAGTTTTACCTCCGCCGGAGGGTGCCAACAACCCCAGCAGATCGTGTCTCCAGGGGCCTCCTCGAAGCATTGTATCTACAAATTCAACACCAGTAGGAAATACTTCACTGTGCGTCATGTACTCCCCCATGTTTTCCAGAGGATTCATAATACTCATCTGATCGGACATCCCCAACCTGCGACTGTCGATCTCCGAAGACATTTCCTTCAATATACTTCCAGTAGTTGTACCTCTTTCAAGAACCATTTCCAGCTTCTTCGTAGTATCCCTGGCTATCTGGTTATTAATAACTTTTTCAAGTATATTATTAGCTATAGAGGGACTTAGTTCTTCGGTGTCAATTTTGGAAGCGTATTCAAAAGTCTGTTTTACCAGATTTTTTATAGTGTCGTCAAACCCTGATTCTTCCAGACGTTCATATACTTTATATTTAAGACTTCCTACCGCCATAAACTCATTGTGCTGGTAGTAAATATCCCGGATGACCTTAGCTATAAAGTCATGGGCTGTATACTTAACCGGATCAAAAACCGGCTCATCTGTTTTCTCAACAAAATTTAAAAATGTCTTAGGGTCTTTCAGAATATGTAGAAGAAGTATATCATAATCGCACTTACTTAAAATATCACTCATGCGCTACCTCTTTGTATTCCGGAAAATATCTCTCGCCAAACTCATCAAAGTATTGCCTCAACTCAGGCATACTTCTCAGCTCATAGATAGCTCCCTCATTATATTTTTCTTTATCCTCCAGCCCTTCTATAGAGGCTAGGATGTATTTGAACAGGGTGAAAAATGTCTCCAGATTTGAGCTGATTATCTCTTTTACAGACTGTCCTGACTGTAATAAATATCTGAGACGTTTCTTCTCCAGCTCTGTCTTTATTCTATTTTCACCGATACGAATATTTCTGAATGCCTGGAATTCCTCCCATGCCTTATCAGAACATACTATACCTTCCACAAGTTTATCAGGCCCCCAGTACCTGTATACATAATGACAATACTCGTAGGGGGATATACCTGTAGATTCCAGTTTGACAATAAGCTCTTTCACCTTCTCACTGTCCTTAAGACGGTACGGAACATTGAATTCATGTACCTCTCTGTTTATATCATTGTATGTCATTATTTATTCCTTTTTTCACCAAACATCACATAGCGGTCCCTATGAAAACTATACTGCAGAGACCCCTCTTTTTTAATATCTTCGTCCAATAATTCTATCATATCCTTGCTACTGTTTACTATTTTAAGAATATGGCTTAGAAAAGAAGGTATTGAATGAGCCGCTTTCATAATATTACACACGGGACAACAACTAACTGTATTATCTGTGGTATATCCTTTTAGAGCATTTTTACAATCTATTCCACTTCTAATTAGCCCAGCGGAATCTACTGCGGGAGGTTCACTACAATAAAAACAATCGCCTTTAAAAAGAGACATACATTCTTCTTCTAATAATTCGAAACATCTACCTCTTTTTAATGCATTCTTTTTATAGGTTCGTATTATTCTATGCCACTTAGCTGCATCTCCCTTTAATAAATTATGTTCTATACGATGTTCTTTTCCACATTTGCGACAACTCTCTTTACCACTCACTAAAATAGCTGCGGCAACTAATTCTTTTTCCCCACAAGAGCATCTACACAACCATTGCCAAGGGTGTATAGCATTATCTGTTTTAACAGGTTTTAGAGCAGTTAAATTACCATATTTTATACCTGTTCTATCAACAAACCTGATATTACAAATACCTTCTTTACAACTAAGTTTACTTTTATCACAAACTATTTTTTCATGCCCACATTTCTTACATTTAAGTTTTACCATATGTTGTTTAGCGGGACTAAATTTACCATATTTATCAGTATAGTTATACATTTTAATAGGTAATTCTTCCAGCAATTCAAACTTAGTATTATCAAATTTATAAGTATATTCCTTCTTTTTACTAACTTCTACAACACCTGCATCAATATTTGTTGTATCCATGTCTGTATCCTTTTTATTAATAAATTAATTATAAGATACAATACACTGTATAAAGAAGGTTGTCAATTACAATTTATCATCATATATCACTTTCCACCCTGCCTTTTGATAATGCTTTATACGGCTTTCACTACTTCTTTCCAATGTTTCGTTAAAAGTATCCTTAAAGTCAATAAGAATTCCTTTTTCCTTGTTTTTGTCCAGTCTGCTTAAACGTCCCGGTATCTGAATGTTAGGAATAGCTCCAGACAGCCCATCTCCCCTCACAAGTGCTCTTAAATGAACAAAATTTACCCCCTCACGGAACACACTTGTTGAAATCACTTTAGTCAATTCCGCCGTCTCAAACTTATTCTGACACTCCATCATCTCTCTGTCTGACATACGTTTATCGGAAGTCAGCCCTCTTTTGACGAATCCCGCATATCTCTTCTCAGAGCAATTGGAATATACAACTGTGTAGTCAGGGAGTTCCTTCTTCAGATTCATAGCATGCTCAAGTGTCTCTACCATTATCAACACCTGCTCGTCGGGACCGTACTTATTAACTATCTCGGCAATCTTTTTATTACGATTGACGTTCTTCCACAGCCCCCACCTTTTTATAGCTATTCTGCCTGACGTGTCCAGAGTGTCTCCACGCATTGTATACATATGTACTTCTATAGGTACTACAGAACCTGCGTCAACAGCTTCCATATATGTATAATCAAAGCGTACCGGTCCGAACATAGATTCAAGTGCCATATCCGCTCCATCACATCTGCCTTCAGGGGAGGCGCTGAAACCAAACTTCCTGGCTCTGGAAAACTTAGCCAGCGCTCCTGAAGTTGTAACAGCCCCGACACCGTGGCATTCATCGAACATCAATAGATCAGTCTTCTCATAGTCTGTCTTCAGAAGAGACTTTACTGTCGATACAACTATCCTCCAGTCAGAACCTGTGTTCTTCCACGAAGATATTATACCCACGTTTTCCTTAAGCACAATATCAGATATCAAACGTTCATACAGAGATTTAACTACCGACTTACGTGGAGTACATATTACTATCTTCAGATAGGGATACATCTTACAGATCTGTTGTATCAGATAGGATTTACCAAACGATGTCGGAGCCTCTATGACTCCATTGTAGTTCTCAGCTATTCTGACAAGCGCCACATCCTGCCCATCCCTCAGTTCAAGAACATCCACCTTCGAGAAGTCAGGGACCGGGAGTGTACTCCATACTCTATAATCTTTAAATGTATATACAATATTACGCTTATTCAGATAGTTCCTGACTCTGTCCAGAAGACCCTCAGGAATATATCCTACCTGTTCGCCATCCACCTCGTGCGTGTAATACATTGTTTCCTTACGCATCTTAGGCTTGCCTCCGGAAGGGCTGAACTCCCTGCGCCAGAAAAAGAGCTCCCCCTCCAGCTCAGGCATCCAGGGTCTTATCATCAGAAGGTTTCCAGATAGACTCAGTTCCATTTTACTACTCCTTTGTTTTAAACTTCAATTACATAGTCTGCAATATTTGTTATCTTCTCTTCGTGCGTTGCCACTATCATCTGAATATCCTTTATCTTCAAGTACTCCTTGACAAGACTGAATGTCTCAGCCAGATAGTCCTTAGAGTCAGAATCCATATGATTAGTAGGTTCGTCAAATATTATCATGTTTATCTTAGAAGCAAGCATTTCTGATATAGCTAAACGAAAAGCGATAGTTAATAACATCCGCTGTCCACCTGATAAGTCCGAAATACTAACTTCGGGATTATCCGGGAACGAGCAGACGACAGCGAGATCTTCATTGATACTAATACAGAAAGGTTGTTTAAAGACATTAAGATATTTACCGACCAATCCGGTCAGTATACCTCTATATGCCGATATCATCTTTCTGGGAAAGTTATCAACGTGCAATACTTCACGCACATTTCTGAGAAAGCCACGATATTCTTCGCACAGCCCTCTCAATTGTATATAACCTTCCTTCTCTATTAGCTGCTTATTAAGCATCTCAATTTCTTTCTCTTTACCTGCCAGCTCACTTGCTGCTGACATTATAAGAGAATCTCTAAGTTCTTCATAATCTTTAATGAATTTTATATCGGAGGCACTTATTTCAGTGTGTCCTTTATCTATAAGTTCTTTCAGATTACGTTGATCTATTTCTATCATCATTTTTAATTGGTGTATTTCTTCAACCAATTGTTTTCTAAGCTCTTCTGTATTGGAGAATGCTTCCGCTTCTCCTACTTTTTCCAGATATTCCTTCTCATTGAAATTTTCTACCATGGTAGATAATTCAACAAATATTTTTTCTTCTCTTGTACTCTGCTCCGTTAAGGAGTCATACATCTGTCTATTCTTTAGATAAGTTTCCATCTCACCGGAAGCTTCCTGTTTAGCTCTTTTCAAATGAGAGACAAACCTCTCAGAAGTTTCCATCTCACCACATAATACAGCCAGTTCCCCATCTGGAAGACTTGCTTCCTGATCGCATGTAGAACAGACACCTCTTGAAAACGCTTCGTATTTCTGTTTGTAATGTATAGCGTTCTTAACAGCTTCCTCCAGCCCTTCTTCGGAAAAAGCATCCGGCTTTTCAATGAAACCTACCTTTACTAATTCTTCCTGTATACCGAGAAGTCTTCTACCGGCATCCATAGCCTTCGTATACGTGCTGTACACAGCCCTCTCGGCTTCTGTTACGATTACCGTATCTCCACACCCCTTTAGATCGAGCGCCTTCTGCTGATGCTTAGAAGCCAGTCCTTGGATATCAGCTTCTATACCTTCTACAGCATCTTCCCATTCCTTCTTTGTATAGGATACAGATACCTGTGTAAGATTCTCGTATCTCTCTTTGAACTGAGCGAGTTGATCTCTGTGTCCAAGTAAGGTACCTCTGAGAAGATTCGCCTCCAGTTTAAACAAAGCTATGTTTTCCCCGATAGACTGTACTTCTTCTGAGAAATCCTGATACGTATCTACCTGTCCGCTTAAAGACTGCAGTAACTCTCTGATCTTCTCGAAACGAAGATACCCGAACAGTCTGCTGTATTCCTTAAGACGTTCCATGTTGTTACCGAAAATAAGTTTCGTAGTCCCTGTCTGAGACATGAAACTGGATAACGTCAATAGTCCTGCATCCGCCTGTAACAGCTCTGATATCTTTTTATTGATATCCGTAGCTTTATTAGCAGATAATTTAGTATCGTCTATTTTCCAGGACATAGAAGCAGAAGCATTATGCATGTTACGCTTAACAGTATATTCAACTGTGTCCACTTCGAATAGTAATTCGATAAATCCTTTTTCAGTACCCCACTTAAGCATGCCTGAACGTGTCTTCTTTTCTGTGAGGCTTTCTCCGGTAAGCGAATAGAATATTGCGTTCAGCAGATTCGATTTACCAGCCCCGTTACAGCCCGTTAATACTGCCAGACCCTTTTCGAAAGTAATCTCTCTATCGGAGTATTGGCAGTAATTAAACAGGCGCAGCTTTTTTAATTTCATCTTGTATTCTTTCCAAACGTTCTATAAACGCTTTATTTATATTCTCCAGAATAACCTGATAATTTCCATCGGTTAATCCCAGAATCGTTTTATACTCCAGACTGTGTTCATCGATACATTGTTTAAGAATATCTTCCGTAGATGCAGCTATACTTACTTCCACCTCTGAAACATCGGGAACCTCTGCAGTCACAGCTTCTATAAACAAGTGGCATCTGGATTTAAACTTGGAGAGTTTTCTGATAAGCTCGATAAGTTCCGAAGCATATCTTATCCTGACCAGAGGCCATTCGTCCGGAGATTTATCCTCCAGATATTTAAGACTTTCCAGATATTCCAATACCCCCTGTATATCTTCTTCCTTTTCGATAACCAGCTTTTTAATAGGTCTGGATACCGGAGTACTGATATGCATGAAAGCAGTGCCGTCGTATTGTATGTACGTTCCGGGAGGCTCTGCTATATTACAGGGGTGTGTGGCTCCGGGAGACACAATAGATACACCGGCGCTGTTATCCCGCTTGTCGGGAACATGAATGTGTCCTGATACTACCGCTTCCAGAACAGACCCGGGTACATCCTCTATACTTAAAGAGAATGTGTCGAAGGGACTTAAATGTCTGAAAGCCTGATGTATTACCAATATATCGCACTCAATTTCACCGTCAATACGGTTCAGCTCGTCAATGATCTTTGTGCCCGGAGTGTAGTCCAGCCCGCACACCTTTCGTCCTTCTATATCGTATACCTTCTCTGTTAAGTCCAGAGCTCCGCAGATATGCATCCAGGACAGCCCGCAACATAAATCGTGATTCCCCTGTACCGCATATACTGGAATACCTTTTTCTCTGAAACAATTGATAACATCCGTCATATGCTGTACATCTTCCGGAGACGGTTTCGGTGTATTGAAATTATCTCCACAGAATATAACAGATCCGGGCTGGTCTTTAGATAAAATATCAGCCGTTATACTATCCAGTGCCCTGTATGAATCTCCCTTTATAAGCGGACGATGTACATACATTCCTCCGGATAGATGTGCATCCGAGATAAACCATATCATGAGTTAATAACCTCTATTGGAATATTGTTTGAAATAGCATACCGTATAGCACCCGGTCCGAAAACAATAGAAGCCAGTTCGTCACCTCTTACAATACTTCTGTTTCCTGTAAGTTCTTCGTTACGGTATAAATAATTGTTATACTGATAACCTGTAGAACGATAAAATGTATAGTGGCCTGAACTTAGTTTAATAACATTCTCTGTATTTGATATATATAGACCCCTGTCTAAGGAAGTTCTTAATTTTAACAGATACTTCACAGGTACCCCACATAAAGGACATGTTATCTTAAATCCGACTAAATCCCCCGGATTGCTTCTAATCAGACACTGTATATTTGAACTGGCAATATTTCTAATATAAGAGTGTTGTCCTCGAGCACAGTCGTGTAATATAGTATTATAAAACCCCCGATTATTCATTATAAATTCAGTCCATTTTTCCCAGGTAAAATTAATCTCGCCTGTATTAGATACCAGATAAGGATAATGGGCTGTTAAATCGTATGTAACTCTAGCCCTGTACTTTTCTCTGGGTTTATGATTGTATCTAATATATAAAGGTCTTAAAGGAGGAATTCTTACACTATTAAGACAATCCCAGGATTTATACTGTGTATGATTACCTCTAGCTAAATATACGTTAAACATCTCTAATCCGTTAAACACAGTTTGTACCGCTCTTTGAGTACGCTGTCTATCATTTGCTTCTACACTTGTATATATATGTGCTCTGTCTAAAATTATCCTATGAGAATTATCTAACTGTGTATTACTCAGCTTATTGTCATGATGAAACTTTGATAAATAATACAGATCACCCTTCTTTGTATCACTGTCTGCTTCTAACATATATTCATTACTTTTTATTTTTCTAACTCTTCGCTCAATACTTGTCATATTACTTCCTCTCTTTTTTTGTTAAGTTTATATATAGTATATATATAAAGGGCTGTGCTTTTTAACTTCTCCCCCCTGCTGATATGAGAGAATCGAAGCGCCCCAAGCGCGGAGATTCTCGACAATATCATGTCTATATATATTACATATATAGCCGTATTTTTAATACTACAGTTTAGAATACCCTTATGAGTATTTGGGGACGTAGTCCCCCAAATACGAATATTTCTTTTTTGCTACTTTTTTCTTTTGAAATAATACATCTTGTAAAATACTATTATTATCCCTGTTGTTAAAAAAGATATATTAATAAACTACACAATCTCTCATACAGCCCTTCTAAGCACCCTCTGAGAAGACTTAACACAGTTCCTGATAACAGTATAGGGTCTGTCCATTAAATAGCTTAGAAGGGCTGTTACGGCCATGTCTGTTTTAGTTCTTTTTTCCGAATATTTTAACAAACTTATTAAGATATACTCTCGCTAAGTCAAAAAACTTTATTACACCTACCACTACAGCTCCCACCCATATAATAGGTCCTGATATAAATATTCCCATTACATATTCATATCTTGCTTCCCACTTATCAATGTAATTAGCAAAAAAAGACAATCCTAGAAAAGACCATAGAAGGCCTAATATTAATAATAGTTCAAACATAATAGTTTCCTTTTTGGTTTTTATTGGAAAGAAAAAACGAACCACCGGCAGGTATTATTAGAAACAATACCGATCAGCCTGGAGAGAGGGAGAAATTGACTGATATACCGGTGATTCGCAAAATGTACTACTGATTGATGACAATACTTATGTTAACTTCTTTATGCATTGTCTGTTTACGGGCTTCGGGTTTTTCGAGATCAGCTGTTTTATCCTCTGTAGGTACAGGTGTACCCCCTTGGAATTGTTTTATCAGCTCACACAGCTTTGAAAATGAGTTTTCGTTACTCATCGTCTGTAGAAACAGTAAGTCCACGTTGATCCGCAGCCCGTGGCAGGATCTCGTCTAACTGTTCTGTGTAAGGTCTCTTTGTGGATTTCAATTCTTCCAGGTTATACCTGTCCGTTTCAGAAGGATAGGCGAAATCCAGCCCTTCCCTTCTCATTGCTTGTCTACTGTTGGTACTCATTGTTACTCCGATTGGTTACAAGTTAATATACCGCATCTTTCCGCGGATTGCTTGCCATAGTGTCCAATCATAAAGTAAAATTCATTCTAAAATTTCATTAAATCTAAAAAGTTTAGCAGATAAACCTCTGCCAGGTAGTTTATTATGCCAAAAAAACAGCTTTTTTTTAGCATGCGCTTGTATTTCCCGGAAGGGCTGATATATTGTTTCACATGTCAGAATTATCCACACAATTTAAACAAACTTTACAGGGATATCATAGCGGAGCATACAATTCCTACCTCCCAATGCTTCCATATCTGCAGTTAGACGGTAAGCCTATGACTCTTAATCTGCATTATCCACTGGAACCCTTCTTTAAACTTACAATGCCTCGTAGGGTAGTGTTTATGGTGGCCCGGCAGTTGGGAAAAAGTATATCGCTTGCTTCCAGAGGTCTTTTAGACAGTGCAATGATACCTAATTTCCATACTTTATACATTCAGCCCCGTTATGATCAGATAAAAAGGTTCTCCACTAACTATGTAGGGCCTATTATCAAGGAAAGTTACCTCGGTAGGGTGTTCGAAGACCCAACCAGAGAGCAATCTATCCTGCAGAAGAGCTTTAGAAACGGTTCTAACATGTATTTCTCGTATGCTTTCCTAGATTGTGAGCGTTGTCGTGGATTTGCGGCAGCTAAATGTTTAGCGAAAGGTACTTTGATACAGGGGACTCCTATAGAAGATTTAAAAATAGGGAGAATCCTTGAATCGGTCACTAATGAAGGATATATTATACATAATAAAGTCCAGAGAGTTGAAAAAACAGGGGTAAGACCTTGTTTTCGTATAACTTTAAATACTGGACATACTTTAACATGTACAATAGATCATAAATTATTCAGCGATGTAGGTTGGATAACTATAGAGGAAATGGTGACTCATGCTTTCAGAAAAACAAAGACAGATGTTGTTGGGAACTCTTCTAGGGGACGGACATTTACAAATAGGAAGTTTAAAGAAGAAAACTTGCCGTTATCAATCAGCGCACGGATGGATTCAACACGACTACAATACCCAGAAATACATAATAATGAAAAATTATTTAACTCCGAGACAATTGGGGCTGGGAGAACCACAGAAAGTCGAGAACAGGGGGTTCGGGGAATGGTCCAGTCGATGGGGCACGACAACCAATACGGATTTGTTCTTTTTACACGAACTGATACACCTCCCTGGAAAGAAAAAGAAGACGATATCTCAGGAATGGTTAGACTTGATAACTCCCGAAGGGCTGATGTGGTGGATATGCGACGACGGGAGTTTGCGAACAAAAGATCGACGATCTATACAGATACATACCGAGGGATTTCAAAAAGAAGAGGTAGAGCTCCTTTCAAAATGGCTCTATCAAAAATTCGATATAGAAAACAATGTTGTTCCTATAAAATCAAGAAGAAATATAGGGAAATATTATTATATTCTATGTTTATCTGTTCTAGGAACCAGAACCTGCGTGGATTTAATTCGGGAATTTACTCCGAAATGTATGAATTACAAGATAGATTATCGAAAACTACTCTGCGTAGAATGTGGGACAGAGATACAGAGCAACAACAAGACATGTTCCGAAAAATGTTTTACCGACCATCATATAAAAAGGACGGCTATTTATACTCAGAAAAACCAGAAGAGAATAAACAAAAGAAAGAGGGAATATTATGCCTCTCATCCGGAAATGAAAGAAAAGAAGAGACAATATATACAGGAGTATTTAAAGGATCCTCAGAAAAGAGATCTCCACAATGCTACTCGAAGGAAATGGAGACATTCAAAAAAGGGAGACCCTGTATACGAACAAAAACTAAAAGAGGAACGGAAATTTTATTATCAAAGATTGAAAGAAGATCCAGAAAAATACAACAAAAGAATAGATCATCACAATGCTTGGCGTCGAGAAAAACGAGTCAAAGGGGATACCTCCGAGACGGATTATACCAGGGAATGGAGAAAACGAAACAAAGAGAAAGTAAAGATTCAAAAGCAGAATCAGTACAAGAAATTAAAGAAACGTATGGAGGAGGATCCTCAATACAGACAGGAATTTTTAGCTCGGAAGAGGGAAAATTATCACAAGGGGAAAGAATCTCTTCAAAAGGGAAAGTGATTTCTATTGAATATGTGGGTATTAAAGATGTGTATGATATTCAAATGGAAAAACAACCTAACTTCTTTAGTAACAACATCTTAACTCATAATTGTTGCTTTGACGAGATTTCTGACATACAATACGACTTTATTAGTACAATAGGTGAGGTTTTAAGTGCCCAGACCGAATATGGATTTTATCAGTTTACCGGAACCCCTAAAACTATCGATAATACGCTGGGTGTTCTGTTTTCAGACAGCTCTCAGGCGGAATGGATCATCAGATGTGGGTGCGGTAAACATAATATACCTAGTCTGGACCATGATTTATTACGGATGATAGGAAAGAAGACCTGTATCTGCGCTAATAAGAAATGCGGTAAGCCTCTGGATATAAGTACAGGAGAATATGTGCATGCGTACCCCGATAGACAGCATTCGTTCGCCGGATATCATTTATCGCAGATAACACACCCTCTGCATGCTGAATTTCCTCTTAAATGGAGTGAGATGCTTTATAAGAGGTCTACTTATCCGGAAGCTAGATTTAATAACGAGGTATTAGGGGTCCCGTGTGATGAAAATGTTAAACCTCTGACAGTAATGCACCTTAAACAGGCTAGTAACGGGCTTATCAATGATTACTCCAAGGCTGTTAAAGAACGTAAGAAGTACGATGCTGTAGTTATGGGAGTGGACTGGAGTGGATACGGTGCAGATAGTATATCGACAACGACAGTAGCTGTAATAGGTATAATACCCGGAAGCGAAACGGTACACTGTATATATGCTGAGAGATTTAAAATAGGGATAAAACCAGAAGACGAAGCTAAGAAACTTATTGAATATGCTTACCAGTTCGAGATAACATATTTTGCACACGATTTTTCAGGGGCTGGAATGATAAGGGAAGCCACAATAGTCCAACGGGGATACCCCGTGGAGCAAATAGTACCCTTCCAAATCGTCCACGCCCCTGTTAACACTAGTATCATCAACTTCTACCAGCCCGCAAATGGTGGTAGAAGTTGTTACAATATAGATAAGACCCGTTCTTTACTGGTTCTGTTCGAAATGATTAAGAAACAGCAGGTAACTCTTCCCGACTGGGAAAAGAACGACGGGAAGACTAAGGATGTATTGAGTGATCTGCTGAATATAATGCAGGAGACGAGAGAAACTCCCCGCGGTAAGGATTATACCCTTATGATTAAAGTCCCTAACAAAACAGATGACTTTGCTTTCTCTCTTAATCTAGCCTGTTCCGCTATCTGGCATATTAGGGGCAGGTATCCGTCGCTGGTTACCAGTGTACAGGGTCCTTCCTACGAGGATATGGCACTGGCTGACCCGCATCTAGCTAACTGGGATGTATAAAGGAAAATAATATGAGTGAAGTAAAGATAGTGTGTGGGGACGAAGAATTAGTAATAGGTGATGTTCTGGATACAGTTGTCGTATACAGTAAAGATAATAAGGATAATGAGATATGGTTCCAGACACGCTGTAAGGATTATTATAAGAAGGAACATACAGAGGAAGGTTACGAAAATATGATAGTCATTGAATTTGATAAAAGATTCTGGAAGAATAAAGATGTATTAAAACAAGTCGAAGATAAATTCGGAATAGATAAGGTGGTAGATTTATAATGAAAATAATATCTGAAGAAAGAATAAATGTTCCGACAAACGCCTGTCATGCAGCATCTATTGTATATTATGAGGGAAAGAAAATAACAGCATGGTTCGGCGGGGAGAGAGAAGGATACCTCTGCTGTATCTATACAAAGGTGGATAATAATCCTATACAGAGAACTTTCAATCCATCGTCGAGAGGCAGCTCCTGCTGGAACCCTGTTCTATTCACACATAACGATAAATTGTATATGTTTATGAAGGATGGAAGATTCTGTGACTGCTGGCAGACAGTTCTGTTTACGCTGGAGTTAAAGGGCGGGAAAGTTGTCCCTAAAGATTATATAATGTATCCCGCAGGATTCAACGGCTGTGTCAAGACGAAGCCTATTTTTAAAGGCAATATGATGGTATGCGGATCGTCCGTGGAAACTGCTATGAACTGGACATCCTATATAGAGGCTTATAAGGAGCCCTTCAACGACTTTAAGGGTAGAAGGCGCTCTAACCCTATAATTGGACCAATCACCTCTCAGGGGCTGTTACAGCCCGCTATATGGTATGCTGATGAAAAGTACCATGCATTAATGCGGAGTTCCCGGGATCTTCCATGTATATATTACAGCTCTTCCAGTAATCTATATAACTGGGATAAAGCTGTTCCTACAGATGTAATGAATCCTAACAGCTCTATCGATGTCGTCCACCACAGTTCCGGAAAAACATATCTGGTATGTAATCCGGATAGTAGAAACCGGTGTCCTCTGTCTCTGATGGAATTTACTGTTATACTAAAAAAAGGATTAGTTCTTAAGAAGATGCGGGCTGATCTGGATATAAAAGAAAGTATTGTTATAGACGACGATACTTCAGATACATTCTATCCGGACGCTGTCAGCAGAGAACTGTCGTATCCTTTCGCCATAGAGAATCCGGACGGGAATATAGAAGTCGCGTACACGTACCACCGTTCGGAAATACGTGTAGCGACTATCAAATGTTAAGGATTCTTTAAATATCTTTATAGAATCCTTAATAAATCCGCGAAATATACCATGTCACCAGCTTCTGTGTTATCATGGATGTTTATTTTTGATTCCTTTACCAAATTTCTAATACTATCAATAGAACATGTACCATAGGCATGTTGTTCGTTACCTACTCTTGAAATAATACTGAGTTCTTTTATATCACTGACATAGAGATAATAATCTCTGTCGTTTCGTGTACCTAAATAGATACATTCCCAATCATGTTTATTCCATTTCATCTCTCCTCCTCTTTAGGATTTTCTCTTGTATATAAGTGTGCTACAGCTTTTTTAGCATACTTATATAATTCTTTCTTTCTTTTTTTCTCAGCCTCCTTTTTAAAATCAAACACAATAGGAGGTTTTGGTTTATTTTCCATCACAATTTATCCTGAGTAGAGTGAAAACCTGTGTCCACAATCACATATACCGACACATTCGCAGCTTCCATATCCTACTCTAAATTTATCCCTACTGCACTCCGGACATTTCACGTCTGGGTTAATATCTTTAAATTCATTGCGTTTATATATTTTATTAGCTTTTCTTATTTTATTATTCATTTTTTGCTAACTCTTCTTCGAGATCACACGTCAAATCATCTGCGTTTCTAATCTCGACCGTTTCATTTAAACCATTTTCCAACACGTTATCCGGTTCAAAGTCGAATAATAAAGCATCGCATATTTTATCAATATGATTATCAATCCACTCAGGATTCTTGTCCGATTTGAAATAACCGTAACAACATCCATATTTATGAGTGTGTTTAACCACATACAATGTCTTTTTATTCATTAGCTTCCCCCTAGTGTAATCTGAGTTTTCATTGGTACAATCTTTTTATTACAATAAATATTGTATACCTCAACATTATGTAAGGAGGGTAGAAAATTATTAAGATAATCTTCTACCTCTTCTTTTTTATTAAATCCCACCACCTTATATGTGTACCTACAGCAGTCTAAAATAATATGCCATTTTTTTTCAAGCTCTTTAAAACAACCGTTCGCTTTTATATTTGACACTATAGAATCATTCAGATATTCGAACCCTTTAGTTTTAGCAAATAAATATTTACGCCCTTCATTTATTTCATTTTGTTCTTTATCAATATTTTGTTTTAATTTTTCAATAGATGTATTGTATATTTTTCTGTGCTGCTCTACATTTTCTAATATCGCAGAAAAAGTTTCCGGTACTTCTCGCTCTAGATCTATCCATATTTTTATAAATCTATCTGCTAGATCTCGGGCATAAACGCACATATCCTGGAAATAGAAATTGCGAGGGACAAAATGTACTATATAATGTCCTAGCAAATCAGGAACTAAAGTTTTTAGGCCTTTTTCAGCCATTTCCTCTAGAACATACAAATGACCTTCTTCTAAACCTCTAATGTGATTTATATCTTCTTTTGATAGTTTTAAATCGAGTTCCCAGTTGTTTTTTTTCATTTTGTTACTCCTCCGTCCCACAGCCAATCTACAGCCGGTTTAATTCCGCCCCACTCTATCACTCCCGGTGTGGGTTTATTTTTATCATCGTCACATGACTTGGCGAATAGCATTATAACAATACAAACTATGATAAAAGTAGCACACCCACATCCACAATCTATATTATCTTCTTCAGAATCTTCACTCATTCTTTCTTCTCCTCTGTTGAAGAATAGGAAGGGAATATAAAGAATGCCACAAACAGAAACCAGCCCCAACCTTCTACATCACTAACAGCCAGATATACTGCGGACAGTATACAAATTATACTAGCTGTTGTTAAATACATAAATGTCTTCATATAATCTCTCCGCAGAAAGAACATACAAGATGTACGTCCTCGCCTATCGTTGCCTGCAGGATAGGTCGTTCTTTACGGCATCTCCTGCATTCCTTCTTTAGGGTTGTTTTCTTAATTACTACCGGCATGGCCTTATCTCCCCCACTACTCCACCCATAATAAAGCATATAAAGAAGGTTATCCAGCCCGCTACACCTGCAAAGACAATCTTTGCTACACCTAATGCGACATCCATAGGTATAAGAACAGTTGCCCGGGCAGCTTCTACAACATCGATGATGCCTCCAATAAAACATACCCATACTCCTACATACAGCCCAAGGATAATCCCTATGGTCCATATAATTATTACTATTAACATTTTCATTCTTTCCCCCTTAATTCCTTGAACCGCTCATCGGTCCCCCCGGATGGATCCTTTACCCACCACGAGCCTCCTACCTCTATTCCGCCTTTCTCCTTAAAGCTTTTCTTATTCATTGTCATGTATCCTGCATACACAGCACATTCGAATGAACAAAAAGCTTTTGCTTCTTCTGGGAAGTCATCTCTGACTTCTACATATTGAGGACCGCGGGGCTTGAGTGTACTCCACCGCTCTACAAACTCACAGCCCTTTGCTCCGCATTTAATCTTTTTCATCTAATTCCCAATCGTACATTGTGAAACAATTAAGACGTTCATCCTCTTCAGGGAACTGGGCCTTCATTGTTTTTTTTACTTTGGCGCGTTGTTCTTTATCGAGACCAAATATTAATCTCAGCGTACCACAATTTGTACATACAACATGAATGGAGGGGTGACTACTACCACCACCTATAGCTCCTCGATCTTCTCTTATTGTTATGTACTTTTCTTTATGGGAACAACTTTCTCTTAATTCTTTGATATCAAGATTAAGTTTTTTTCTTAATTCACGTAGTTTACTCTTCATTCTTTATCTCCAATAGTCTACCATGGTAGACTATTTAGTTTTAAGAAGATCGACAGCCTTGTCTATCTTCTCATCTACTTTTGTGAACAACTTTTCCACATTATCTGCGGTTGCCAACTTCGATCCCTCCACCATCAGGTAAGCCTTAATGAGACTCTGCTGGGAGGGTATAAAAGCCAAACATATTAAACATAATATCCCAATAGGTATCGAACATCTTAATACCCAGCGATTAATTTCAAAAGGTACGTCGCTGCACCTCATGATTACCGTTATTATGGTAATTACAACACAAAAAATAACTGATATTATTAGCACTGCCTGGACTGAATCCAGTATGGATAACATATAAGTTTCCATTTTACTCCTTTGTTTTTAGGTTACAGAGCTCAGCCCTGAGTAGGGTGTTCTCCTCTTTAACCTCTTTAAGCTCTTTTTTAACTAGAACCAGTTCCAGCTCTGTCTGGTTAAAGTCATCCCTGATTGTCTCGTCCTTCCACCAGGTGTCCTTCCTAACTTGGGACATTCCTCCTCCTCCTCCTGTTAATTGGTGTATTTATAAAAAAGTAGACGGGGATGGGTTCTTACGAACCCCATAACTCTTCCGTAACATCCTCCTGGGTGGTACCCTATTCACAGGGTGTGCCAAGAGCGTGAATAATGTCTAAGAAGTAAACTCCCCGCCTATTATATTATGCCAATAATATGACATTAATTAAGTAGCTAAAAAAAGGGCCTAAGCCCTCTTTTTATTCATTACTCCAAACTATCTGAATATTAGGAGATGTTTTTATAATCTCAGTAATATGCTCATCGCAGTACGATACATCCACCCGTACTATCTCATTATCCTTAGATAACTTTCTAATCTTTTTCTTTATTTCATTTAGCTTATCTTCCTCCATATAACCTGATTCTAACCACTCTTCCGCCTCTTTAAGACCTTCACCCCTAAATTCAGTGTCCGAGTCGTTAGATCCTTCTATCATCTGGATAAAATTATCATATGTTAAATCACTCCTCCCGCAAAGGGAGCAGGGGATAGCTTCTTTAATAGCGAGTATAAAACTACTGCTCGAACTATTACTTACGAATCCTTTTCTATTCTTCATCTTCTATGATTTCCCATCCTGCACCGCTTCTTGGATGTTCCAGACAGACTGTGTTATTTCGTCGGTCCAGAGTAAATCCAGCCCCGAGAACTTCTCTGCGAATCCACTCGATTATTTTCTCAGCTTCTCCGTCAGCACTAAAGTGTTCCTTCATTATCCATACACCGGCATCCTCCAGCTCATAGTAATCCTTTTCACTATAAGGATGTCCATGTCCACCATCAGCATAAAAGTGTATCTTATCTCTCGGAACTTTCAGAACCTCTGTATCACCTTCACAGACGAAGTCAGTTAAGTACACTACTTCATCGTCTGGGATATCCAGCTTAAGATATCCCAATACTTTTTTACGCTGTTCTTTTTCCAGCAGTACAGAATTACATCTGGAAGGCTCATCCCCAATAACTATAAAACTGCTACTGGAGCTGTTGCTCACAAATCTTATTCTATTCTTCATGTTTAGTCATCCCATTCAATATGGTCTTCATCAACCTTGACTATCTCGGTAAGGAAGTAATGCATATCGAAATTATCCATCATTGTACTTCCTCGAATGTGATCTTTATGATTCTTTATATCCCAGGGCATATCATAATCCATATCTTCCTTTAGGATTCCCTTGGCGACATTGATATGATCATAAATCATATTTAACTGCTCATTATTCAAATATTTTTTCTGTATTATAAATGAACTGCTCGAGCTGTTACTTACAAATCCTCTTCGATTCTTCATCCATCACGTCCTCCGTCGACACACCAACCTATATCTTTATACTCTACGGCAATTCCAGCACGTGTGAGTTCTTCCATAATTCTTTCTCTAAAAAGGTTGACTGTTTCATCGTCTTTCATGTTTTCAACATGCATCCCTACAACAACCTGTTCATAAAACTCATCTATTCCATGACAATACGTTAAGGCAGAATCCTGTATAGATATATTCTCCCAGACCGATTCTTCTAATACAATTCCCATAATACAGAAACTGCTGCTGGAACTGTTACTTACAAATCCTCTTCTATATTTCATAATATTCCCTGTTAAATGTTAAATAAAGGACAGTGTCGAACACCATCACGAATTGTTCCCAGACTTATCTTCCTCCATTTATTTACTAGAGGAGAAAACCATACATCGTCCAGAAAGTCATTACAATTAATTACATCAATACCTTTATCCCATCCTCCTTCCCCTTCTGCGAAGGAACATGGAAAATATTTTCCTTCCCAGTTAAAATAACTTGAGAACAGCCCGAAGCTTTCGCAGGACTCGCTCATCTTAAAATATTCCGGATACATATCACTATCCCGCACAGCATCCAGAAACTTAGGCGCGGAACAACTGTCGAAGCCGAAATCTATTTTGGCTTTCAAAGCTATATCCACTAATACTTTAAACTTTTCAGCAGATAGAGGTGTAAAATTAACTCCTCTTCCCTTCTTCTTTAAAGACAGCATCACAACAGCCCCCATCTTACTCAGACGTTCATCACTCTGTATATCTTTAAACAAAGTCAATGTATCTTCAAAACTTTCTTCATAGATACAGACATGTATATTTGTCTGCTTCAGACCCCTGTCAGTCAGCTTCTTCACTGATTCATAACAGCAGTTCTTATTCTGTGTCGGGTAATAGGATACACTCACAGCCCCTACATACTCCACTAACTTATCCGCGGTCTCGTCCGATATATCAGCCACGGTTATATTAGGAATTACTTCTGTATAGGGATTATTACGGCAGTAATACATCATCCTCCACAAGTCGGGATTAGCTGTAGCCTGTGCATCTGCTCCGAAAGCTATCTGAGTCAATACCTTCCAGGGCTTTATCTCCCCGTCTATAACTCTGGAACATAGCTTATCAAATAATTGTTTAAATACCTCGAAAGACATATTAGAAGTATTAGACGGATTATTTCCCTTATAGCACATGGGGCATACCTTACGGGAAGATTCATCGTTAAGATCACATCGCACTCCATGACATATTTCAGTAATCTCAATATCAGCTATCTCCGGACCGTATACAGACATATCCGGATCCTCTTCCTCTGTCTCGCCCCAGCGCATAAAATCACCGCTTATCTTATTAAAAACATAATTATACTTTTTTGAGGATAAAACTTTTGTATCCTCTGTTTCTATAAATTTCATACCTATGTAATTTTTCCTTTCTTTTTATTTACCTGCCAGTTCAACCACACAACAAAAGGCTGTTGATTATCTTCACTTACCAGACAATCCGAACATGCACCCTGACTACAATTATGACAAATTACTTCATTTATTTTATCGTCCAGATCTGTCCAATCTCTTTTTGTATCCGGACGATTTAGCTCGTCAAAATATGTAGTTACAAAATCATACATTTCAGAAGGAATTGTTAACCCTTGGAATGCTTCTTTACTCATCTGCCTTAACCTTATTCAACTGCCATTTTATCCACACTAAAAATGCCTTTCTATTTATTGAAGATACCAGGCAGTCGGTGCACTCACATTTTGTACAAACACCGGGACAGCAAAATACATCTCTCTTTGCCCTAATCCAAGCAGGGTTTGTATTATAATTACAATTACAAAAATCATTAAAAAAATCTAGATTATCCATAAAAAAAGAAGGTAATGCTGGATGTATATCTTTATCTTGAAATGTTCCCACTATTTACTCTCCTCATAGTTTATCTTACCCATTTTCTCCACGGGTACAAATACGTCGTATCCATCATCTTTTTCCGGATGCTGAATAGTCTCTTCGAATACATGCTTCCACTTATGTCTCCAATAAATAAATTCCTTCCCATCCCATCTGGATACTTCAGCATTCCTGCAAATGCCTTTATATACCCCGTCCTTTTCCAGATCCTCAAGAGCTATCATCCCCTGTTTTTTCAACTGCTTTATTACTTCGAGAGTTAATTCCTGCGGTAAACATCTAAAATTAATTTCCTGCATATATATCCCCCTGTTAATAATATGTTATTTTTAAAAAATAGTTATATCACTATTAATATATTATGCCAAAAAAAGGGGGAAAATTTAGGTAGAACAGCTTTTAAGCGTATTCCATTTTTGGTGAGTCTAGTTGATGTTCCATTTTCTCAGTGCATGGAACACACACGTGTTTATGGAACATATTATCTGTTGAAGGAGCTTCGACAGATATTAAATACATATCTCCGCAGGTGGGACATAGACATACTATTTTCAGTTTCTTTAAAAGTGTTTTCATTCTGCCGGAAGCTCCACATTTTCTAAGAAAGAGAGGTCCCCATTTTTAATAGGGAGTTGTCTAAGTTGAACAAGAAGTTCTTTGGTTTTATCTATAGCGTCTTTTTCGGAGTCTTCCAGCAAAGTTTTGTGGCTGTCCCAATAAGACTTAAACGTAAATTCATCTGATGCTAACATAATATCTCTATTATCAATTTCACTTTCATTAATCTCTGCGAAATTAAGAATAGAAGGGGGTTTCGTCATACCATGCTGAGTGAGGAGAGTTCCTGTATACACAGCTATGTCGTGTGAAAATCCCTCAGCATCATATGTATCAGGGCCTTCCAAAATACGCGCTTCGGAACAGCCCCATAAAATATCCTCTATCGACGCAGGTACCAGCATCTCGGAAGATATTCTACTGAAGTTAAAAATCTGAACAAGATTATTCCAGGTCTCAAAAGATACATGGAATAGGTTAGTACTCATTAGAACGGATACAGCCATTAGCTTATCCATCAATCCGGTAGTGACATCAACGCGTAGTCCATGCAGCTCCATCTCAACGGTTTCCGGTTCCCAGTCCACCCAGCCCGCATCAAAATTATCCATCATCAGTGCTGCGGCACATGTGCTGAATAATCCAGGGTCGTTAAAAGCGTCTTGCTGTGTCCTGTATTCCATCGGTATTAGTCCTCTATGAAATTTAGAAGAGCATCTGCATCCGGAGATGGTAATGAACTTATAACAGCTAGTTTTTCAGACATATCTCCTTCGGGCATTTCACCGAGGTAGTCTGTGAAGAACTGATTCACCTTATCTTCAGCTAGTTTAATCAGGGCTACTGATTTACCGTTCTGGAGATTGATATAATCCTTCTTGATTTCGGAAGCTCTTTTTTCTGTAAAACGGAAAAGAGTTTCTTCGGGAGTATCCAGAATATCTTTATGATAAAATCTGGCACAATTTGATGTATCGTCACATATGTCTAATACACACGCTATCTTGTGTAGTATAGTCGGAGTAACTTTACTCTCTGTAAGAGTGTCAGCGGCTTCTGCAAGCTTCTCACTCAACTCGGGGTTCTTTCTGTTGTACAGAGCGGCTCTGTCCGCAAGTGCCGTCAGAACCTGCTTTCTGGTACACATACCGTATCCTGCCGCCTTCTCCAGATATTCAGATACTTCTTCTGTTAAAGAAGCTTCTTTCTGTAAAGGAATATTAAGCATTGTTCTTGCTAGTTTTCTACGTTGAGGATAGGTAAATTTTTCTTTATTCTCAAATATCTGGATAGCTGCTTTTTCGAAATCTCTAGGAGTATTAAGAATCCACTCGTCTATCTGACCGCCTTGATAATCAACAATAGGTAAATGATAAGCTGTTTTAGTCAGCATTTCCTTTACTGTATAGTCTTTATCCAGCCCCCAGAATTCAGAGGCCTTATTAATATTCTCACTTACTTCTTCCAATAAAGCCGCGTTTTTATACATATCCTTATTCTTAGTAAAATATAATCGGGACAGATAGGTATCCTTTTTTGTATGCACAGGATACTTACCATTGGTTTTATCTGCGAAGCAGTTTGAGGGTATCTGGTCTTTTTCTTCCGGATTACTTGCTTCCGCAGTCTTGACAAACCCCGGAAGGTCGATTACCTTATAGAAGCCATAAAGTTGTTTTCGACTTCGGTCATCAAATTGATCATACATAACGAGGTACCTTTTGTTAAATTCAAATAATTTTTTAATGGAACTTACTAATACGCGTATATCTTACAATAAACCATGTTACGTCAATTGTCCAGTCTGTACAGGAATAAATACTCTGTTCCTGCTGCATACACCCAAATTAACCTGGGGCTACTGTACAGGATGTTTGAGCGCGGGAGCAGTAAAGGATTGGGAGGACTGCTGTGTACACGGGAAACCTTTCGATAATTTTTATTACAAAGCAGATAAGATGTTTCGTAAGTATGCAGCTCGGGTAGATAAAAATATAGCTAACCCCCAACAGGTTCAGCTATTAAGAAATCTAGGCTACGGTTTATTTGCATCTTCAGCAGAGAGTCCGGTAGGTCTGACTTCAATTACAGAATTTTATGCTGATTTAAAAGATGCTTTAATTAATTCAGATATAATCCTCAAAAAAAGAGGGTATTATACTATCGAGGATAAGCCCAGTGTTATTATTCCTTTATATTATAGTAAACATCAAATAGTCGGATTCACCATATACGATGGAAAATGTTTTCATAGTTTTTATCCTGAAGAGTATAGATACAATATATATTATCAACAAGGAAATCAATATAATGCAAGAGAGCTTTTTATACCTGAGAATTTAAAAAGTATGCTTCATCTTCAAGCTATACGTGCAGACCTGAATAAAAGCCCGGCTAATTTAATAGTTCCTTTTTATCCATTCAATTATATAAATAAAAAAACAGGTAAAACCAGTTCCACTACTCATCTAAGACACACTGATCCTCAGAAAGCTTATTTTATGACCTACAATAAGCCATGGGCTATTCAACAAGGTTGTCGACTCAGCCGACATTGTTCTGTTTATTTTTATAAAAATACAATTCCACTAGAACCTGATTTTCCTATGCTGTATGTGATACGGGAGCCTGAGAAATATTTTGAACCTATAGGAGACCACTTTAAAAAATTGGATATGGAAGACAGATTAATAACAGATTACTCAAAGACTCCTAAAGATGTACCAAAATATTTTATTCATGAGAATAGTATTTTTCAGAATAGTAAAAAAGGACTTTATAAAGTAACAAAATATGTTATTCATATAGAACATGAAAAGGATCCTCAACTATTTTCCTTATATATAAGTACAGATAAGGAAATACAGATTCACCGATATATTAATGTAAGGGTATTTGAAGATATCGAATGTCTTAATAGTTTACTTAATTTATGTAAAACAGGAAAAAAAGAAGCATACTTCCTTGATTTTCCAAAAAAGCAAAGTATATTGTTAGTGTTACTAAGCCTACAATCCATAACCAGGAGATATATTCATGAGCAGAAAAAAGAGAAGAGACAAACGGAGTACCCGAAACCCCTCCCTTAAACTCCCTATAAGCGGAGAAACTATCTTTATAAAAAAGGCTAAGCCGATAAATCCCGGAGATACAGGAAGTATGTTTATAGACCGTATGTATGCTCAGGGAGGTTTTGTTATAGTTCAGATATTGAACTACACTACAAATAAAATGCAGAAGAAAATGCTGGATCCTTCTGATGCTGTTCAGAGACTCAATGCTATTCTACAGGGATTCCCCCCGCAGTATGTTCCGGATGGATTTAGAGAAGCTGTTATAAAGGCTGTTATTGCTGCTAAGCGTCAGACATTAGAAGGGGAAAACGAACTGTATAAACAGAACCTGGACATAGACGATCTTACAGAACAACTCAAAGCGGATATTAAGGCTGAGCGTGAACTTGATCCCGAGCTTGATAAAGAAATGAGAATAATCGAGTTGGCTAATAAACATTAAGTAGTAGAACTACTGGAAGGCATGGCTTCTGTACTGCTTGAAGTCATTACTTCCGAACTACTAGAACTAACAGTAGGTCCTCCCCATCCCTCAGGTATTCCGTCCCAGTTAGTTAGACTACTATCGTTATGTCCGGTAAAGGCGTTCGTTCCAGTTAAAGTTCCATGTGCGTTCCATAAGTCAGGTGCAGTTCCGGCAGATGCCGCTGTACTTGCGCTAACCCTAAAGAAATTAGTAAAACTAACCGTTTGTCCACTAAACCTTGTAGTTTTTGTTACGGCCCCCGATTCATCATAGAATAACCACGGAGACATAACTAATTTAGAACAATTTTGGAATGTATTTATAAATGATGGGGCAGTAGTATTGTATTTAAACAATCCATCGGGGACACTCGTTAAACCATTACAAGTATAGAATGTATCAGTAAAACCATTATTTGTAACTAATGTATTATAACGGAATAAATCAGCAGGCAATGTTGTTAAACCAATACAATTATAGAATGTTCGATAAAAACCACCTGATGAAACTTCTGTATTATACCTAAATAAATCAACAGGTAATGTTGTTAAACCAGTGCATCCAAAGAATGTTACATTAAAACCCGCCCCTGAGACTAACGTATTATATCGGAACAAATCAACAGGTAATGAAGTTAAACTAGTACAAGTATAGAATGTTCCAGAAAAGCAATTTGTTGAAGCTAACGTATTATATTTAAACAAATCTATTGGTATTGATGTTAAACCACAATTTTTAAATGTCTGTGTAAAACTGTATATTGAACTCAGGGTATTATATCTAAACAAATCAGTTGGTAATGATGTTAGGTTAGCACAATTATTAAATGTATAGGCAAAAGCATTTGATGTAACCCCCACATTATATCTGAACAAATCAACAGGCAATGAAGTTAAACTAGTACAGCCAAAGAATGTTGAATTAAATGAAGTTATACCTGTTATACCTCTTATTGGACTCAGGATTGCAGTCAGCTTAGACGGATTCGTTAAAAATCTAAATACAGTACACTCCCCCCGCATTGTTAGAGTATAAACATTAGTTCCAGAATAAGTATGTTGTGCGGTGCCTGCTCCATTAACAGTAACAGGAGCACCTTCTCCCCAATCAATTACTAAATCAACTGCATTAGAATATGAAATACCAACCAAATCTGCGCCCGTAGTTGTTATCTCAAAATTACTACGTTCATCGAATGAACTGGAACTGCTGGAGCTGGTAGGTAATACTCCAGGAGTACTGGAGCTGCTGGTGCTTGTTATACCTAAGGAACTGCTAGAGCTAGGTGAACTGGATGAACTAGATGAACTGGAGCTACTTGTTATACCTTCTGAACTACTGGAACTACTTGAACTAGAGCTGGATGAACTAGAACTGCTAGAACTACTTGTTATACCTTCTGAACTACTTGAGCTGCTGGAACTGCTAGAACTGCTGGAGCTTGAAGAGCTACTGGAAGAACTGGTACTGCTGGAACTTGTTGTTAAAGCTTCTGTACTGGAACTTGAAGAACTGCTTGAGCTGCTACTGCTAGTACTACTACTCGAACTAGTTGTTTTTATCTCTGTACTGGAAGAACTGGCGCAATCCCCGGACGCAACATCAGGTGCAGGAGCCGTACCTGTATAAACAGCCCATGGTAATTCATCAGGAGACACATAGGGATGTGTAACAGGTGTATGATAATCCTGAGTTATCCCCCTCTGTCCCAAAGCCCATTGACTTGTAGATGTAAAGTAAAGTTCCTTGCCTTCTGAATTAGTAAAGTATTCATGTGTATTATAAATACCCGCCAGCCCATAATCTCCATCATAATCTTCATCCCCAGCCCCACTTATACAATAACTATTAGGGAAAGAGGAACTGCTCTCGCTGGAGCTTGAATTGGTACTGGAGCTTGTAGCAATACCTTCTGAAGAAGTACTGCTGGAACTGGAGGTCAACTCTTCTGTACTGCTGGAAGAGCTTGTAGTTAATTCTTCTGTACTGGAACTGGAGCTTGAACTGCTGGAAGACTGTGAGCTTGAGCTGCTTGAAGAGCTTGAGCTGTTCAGACTGCTTTCAGATGCACTGCTCTCGGATAAACTGGTTCCTGATAAAGTAGTCTCGCTGGAACTGGTAGAAGAACTACTGCTTGTACTTGTTGTTGAATTAATAGAACTGGAAGAACTGCTGTCATGTGTACTTTCTGAGTTACTACTCTCGGACTTACTGGTTTCGGAGGCGCTCGAAGGAGTCTCTCCCGAAGATTGAGAACTGCTGGAACTGCATGGATAATTGGTAAATAAAATCTCGTCAGATACTTCTTCTATCTGATTATAAATAACATATAGTTTATTAAGGTCTACAGTTATAGACGCAAGCATTTCCGTAGCGAAATCATTTCTTCTGTAATAGAGATCGATGCTATCTGAGCGATATACATCTCCTGTATCTTCCGGTACCAATAACATATCGGGAAGAGAAGAGACTTGAGCATATACTCCGTCTACATAAGTAAAAGGATTAACTTCCGCTACACTTATTCTAAGTCTGGATGTATACAGGTCCGGAGCGGCAGTTACTATACTGGAGGTGATAGTCCACATACTACACCGTCCTGTCCAGAGCATCACAAAGGTTTTCTATGTCCTGTGCCATCTGCAGTAAAGTATTATATACTAATTTAGAATCCTTTATAACGATATCTATATATTCTTTCCGGAAGAAAGAGAAATCTGTTCCCACGGTATCTTCCGGATATTCTGATATATCTGAGGGCTGTGCTATATTTACAAATACATTTCTCAGACTTGTGTTATAAGGTACAGGTAGTTTATGCTGATATACAAATATCTTAGCTGTCATATGGTCAGTCTCAGATGTCCAGGCTTGAAGTCTCCATTGTCCATCTATCTGAAGTGTTAAATTATATTTTACTGTTATTTTGTGTTCCACAATAGTTCCAATAAGGCTGTTGGGAATACCCCTACGAGCATTTCCTTGTTTCTACCTTCTACAGGTAATTCGAATATCTTAGTTAATATAGCCCGTCTAAGTCTACTTTTCCTGCATTTTCTACATCCGCCCCCTTTATTCTTTTTTAACTGATCTGAAATTTCAGGGTATACCAGAACCAGAGCCCCTCTATTACTCCAGAGTTGCTCGTAGGTTATCCTATTAATATAGGAGTATTTATTCTGGGGATTTATCTTGGACATTAAGTATGGCTTTCGCTTTATTTAAGAGGTATTTTATAGGAATGTCGTATTTAGCGCTTTCCATGAGCTTCAGGCGCTCTTCCCTTATTTCCATAGCCAGTTCCGGATATGAGTCTATGCACTCGTCAGAGGCCTCTGCAAGGTGTCCTATGGCGATCCAGATAGATATCCCTATTTCCCTGTCCAGAAGAGTTAGATTACTCTTTAAATCCATCATTACCTTTCTAAGGTGCTGTACAGATTTATGTTCTAAATCTTTTATGTCTATAATAGCTGTAAGATCTTTATGTATCCTTTCAAGATCAGGCTTCCTATCTGCAGGACATACCTCGACAGCCTCTTCTATATGTGTCAGAGCATATTCTACGTGTTCCGGATATGTCTGAAGGCTTTCCTTAAGTAAAACATATGCCTGAGCTAAATGCTTTCCGGTACATTCTATACAATCTTCTCTGGGAATTCCTGTCTTATCGTTGATTCTATTTGTTTCCTGTTTAAGAGATGTAACGTACGGGGCTAATTGACCGTGAATCTCAGCAAGAGGTGTTATATCTATATTCGGGTTTTCTAAAATATACCCTGATAAAGCCTCTATCAATAATCGTTTCTGACTATTTCTTTTACAATTAGAACAGTTCGGTTTTTCTGTAATTTTTAAAGCTTCTCTAAAGGCTTCTGCCATATCTGGAAATAATTCTATTATTTTATCTTTAAAATCCCATATCGTTTTAAAGGGCTGTGGAGGTGCTTCTCCTCTCCTGATAACATATGTATTTTCTTCATCAGTCTCATATATAGAAAATATACGGATGTGTGCTACTTTTTTTATAACATCTATAGGTATTTCTTTTTCCCCCGAAAACCTAGGCATGTTAGAATGCTCATCAGTAATAAATTTTTTAGCTTCCAAATCAGCTAATAATATTGGAATATCTGTTATTCTTTTTAATACTTTCATATTAGCTGCCTCGGTTATATTCCTTTGTTTAAGTATGTTACCAGTCCTTGAAATCGAAATAATCCTCAAACTTATATACAGCCTGTGCGGTTGTTCCTAAATACCAACCATTACCACCAGTTACAGGGGCCGTGCATGTGACTGTCTCAATTTTTCCCATTAACACTGAGGTTATATAAGCACTTGCCGCTATATCAACGCCCGATGCAATTTTCAAATAATCGCCCTCACCATAACCAACATAATCATTATTCTCATATACTGCTGGAGTTGGTGCGCCGATTCCACTAAATTGACAATATGCATCGATTGTTGCTATTTCACTACGAGTATTTTGAACTTGGTATGTATTACTGTGTCGTGCGATTACCCAACCGCTACTTCTTTTTACAAAATAATGTCCAACCAAAACGCTCTGATTCCCCCATGGAGCGGCGAACCATTTTATAATTGCTTGTGCCGGTGTTGCGCCTGAAGTTCTACCCTTTACCAGTGCATTAGGGTCTAATAAGCAGTCTTGAGTTTCATTGGTACTTCTTAAAAGATTTATAATCTTATATTGCTGAACAGCCCAATCAGCATCAACAAACAATCTACCGGGAATTAACCTTGAAACAGCTCCTATCGCTATCAACATAGTTGCCTCAGACCACATTGGTATAGTTGCTTCATTATCATAATTACCCGGACTTCCAACTGGTAAAGTATGATTTACAAACAATGGTATAAGCGCTGTAATCTTTGCCTGAATGGCGGCTTGAATAGCATATAACGTATATAATCTGTGTGTCGTTGATAATAACGCGGTTCCGGTAGCAGTACAACGCTCATTCGCGCCAGTAATAATATTATCAAGAACTGAAAACTCAGAGCATAATCGACATTCATTTGTTACAAATATATTAGAATCCCAAGGCATTATACACTCTTTCCTGTTACCAGTGCCGGTCCCGCAATCTGTCGATTTACAGCTGTTATAGCCCCATATGCCCACTCAACCGTTGCTATAATAATCACATCATTGCCGTCTTCTAAACCTGTTATTGAATTTTCAAAACTTAATTCCCCTAAATACCCTGAGTCATAAGTCACTGTACATATTACAACTCCTGCCCCTGTTGCTGTGACAGTATCCTGTGCGACCGCGATAAAATAGTTACCAGCTTTTAAATACCCAATAGCTATTGTAATTTCATTACCTACATACGACAATGAAAAATAACCATTATAGAGATCACCAACTTCTTCTAAGCAATGCTCAAATGTTAAAACCTGCGCTTTAGACGATTCATTGGGATATAGATCGCTACATAACTCATTGAAGTCGTAATAACTCGGAGATAGAATAGCTTTATCATAAGTTTTAGGAGGTGCGGGCTCTATAAATTCATCCCCGGCATATACTTTATTATCATCAACATCTTTATACCAGGCTCTTCTTTCCCCCGGGGGATCTTCATCTTCGTATTCCCAGCAGGTGCTACAGGTATCTGTCGGCTTCGCTGCGGAAGGGCGTAATGTTATTCCACGGGTAGATACAGGAGGTACATCCGGGTATTCGACTTCCAGGTATCCTGTATCTAGTTTATTCTGACAAAGATGTGTATATGCTGTAGGTATAGGAGTTTCCCGATAATCAGTCCATATTATCTGATCTATAACACTCTCGCATTCGACAGGGACTTTAAGATACTTGTTTCCTGAACAATCCATACAGTATATATGTACCTGCGTAATGCCCAGACATCCATATCCATCAGGATATCCTACTACATCCCCATAGCCTGTTCTATATTCTGCAATTCTTCCACTCATGTTAAATCATCTCTATCTTAAGTTCTCCGTCTCCCGGTACAAAGAATACAGAAGGGCTGTGTTCAAAAGGTATATCTCCATCTTCGTTAGGGAGTATTCCGTTTATAGATATAATCCCTGTAGCATCCGCCTCCCATACCGGTCCCACATCCCACATATTGTCCGGAGCCAGCCCCAGCCCGTTACTGACGTTTCCATCTATATCCAGTATATTACTTGCTTTACCGTACCTCAAAGTCACGTTATACCCCGAATTAATTTTTATAGCAGCGGGAGCATCAAATGTTTTAAGATGGGTATTAGCCAAATCTATCCTGTCCTGAGTATTATAATTTCTATATTCATTTACAAACGATACAGACTTAATTGTCCTGTTGAACCAGAAATTCCTCGCAGGCTCTATTTCGTATGCTTCTGTAGCTATAGTAAGATCGCCTGTCTGATAGGTTAATTTATCGTTAAAAACTATATAGCTTTCAGTTTCTTCCGTATTCGAATTATTATATCCCACCACCCCCTCTGTATCTTTAAGAATAGTAAAAGTAGATAAATAAACATCTTCGTCCCCGTCGTCTTTTTCGTATATAGATTCAAATACATACACTGTTTTAGGAACAGGAGGAAATCCCGGCACGACTATTTGAGTTATCGATTTTAATATTGTATACGCTTTTTTATACGAAGTACCTGTTGCTCTTGTGGATGAAGGAACTCCCTGTACCTGAAATCTGGCGTCCAGTATACCTGCTATATATTTTCTGTCCGGAACTTCCGGTACAAAAGGATAGGATATGTCAGATGTTGTCAGTCTATTAGGCATCGCTTATTTTCCATATTTTTATAGCGCTTCCTGTTGTCTCTACTTTCAGAGGAGAGTTGGGGTGTGCCGCCAACCATACATGCTTAAAAGGTATTCCGTTTACCGTTTTTATAGGCCTGCGAATCACTTCTTCCTCTCCCAGTAGATGTATGAATATCTCTCCGCTCTCCTCAGTAAAATGTACTCCGTTCGCTCCCACTATATATACTTTATCAGAATAGCTGCTGTTCCCGGATTCGATAACAGATAAACCCGTCGATCTTGTAACATAGCATCTTTCTGCTAAGAAGGAGGTCTGGTTTTTAATAAACTGGTATTTTAAAGAATTCACTCGCTGTACTAACTGCGACATCGGTGCGGGCTGATATACCAGAGTACCGCTCAGTCTGTTATATGTGTCATACAGATAAGATGTGTCTATAGGGGCTGCATCTGTTCCGTAATCAACAAGACCTGTACACACTACTTTATTGTTATTATCTTTCACAGTCATCTGCATCTGTGTGTCAGTACCTATCGAGCCATCCAGTTCGGCTATAAAAAAGGGAAGAGTCACATCCAGTACAGAATATATAACAGCATCCAGAAACACATCTGTATTAATAACAATACCCTGTGAATTTACCAGAAGGGAAGTATCCTGAAAAGGGTACATACACTCTTCGGACCAGTCTCTGAATTCTCTATCTAATATTGTATTATGCATTATTCACTTGTACTTTCATCATCACAGCCACAATCTTCTTCCAGATATTGTGGTTTTAATCCCTCTACGACCGAGTCCAGAGGAAGTCCGTCTTCAATATCTATACCTTCATCACACCTACCGTGCTTAATTTTTGTAAGAGGGTTACTTTCATTACAGACACCCATCCCCACCCCATCCTCTGAACTCGTCGATTCAGCTTCAGGATGCAGTAACAGCCCTATGAAAGTTCCTCCGGTAGTAATATCTAAAGTGGAACCCACATTAACATCAGGCGATTCTATATCAACATTATAAGCTATGTCAGGAGATACTCCCCCAATACTGGTAGCTGGAGAAAGAGTCTGTTGAGTACTTTCAGTAAACCCGCCATATATAGTATTCAGAGGTACGTTCCCATCGTCCCGACTTAGTACTAGACATTTTTTAGTTGCTGTACCTCCCGGAATACCTGTCAGAACACGATCCTCTTCTGTTATACGTATATATGGATTGTTAACTGATATCTTAAGACTGCCTGTTATATCCTCATAAGAGAAACCATCTATTTCCAGAGTATCAAAAAAACTAGTCGATGTCGGTTTTTTCAGTACAATTGTCTGATCAGGTTCTAAATCCAGTTTTCTATTTTCATAAGGGACACTTTTACCGGGCCCTAATACTACCCATCCGAAAGAACCATCCATTGTGGCTGTCATTTCATATATCCTGAATATATAGGGTCTGGATACTGCTACATGCCCTACAGCTAGTCCGGAGACAGAATCCTCAATCGCCATAAAGAACATAGTCGGAGTCACAGATATCGCAGTTATTATCGGGTTTACGGTATCAGGCACCGACAATGACATATCCAGTACAATATTATCCGGCACATCATATTCATGTGTGTCGTCGAAAGGATATTTAATATTCGAATTCGAAGAATATAGTTGTTGTTTATCTAATCCCATATCGATCTATTTATAACCACCATTTTGTTCGTATTAAATGTTGTATTATGAGTTCCTATTCCTGTGCCGTCAGGCATGGTCAGGGAAAAATTAACTGTTACCCGTGTATCTGTATCAGTGTAATAAGGGCTTAGACTTCCTGCATAAAAGCGTATACCAGCCCCAGGAGCCATTGTGGACGTTGTTGTCAGTTTAGCAGTGTTAGCGGGCCCCCCGCCTCCACCGCCGTCAGCGGTCGTTGTAACGGTAACTGAGCCCTGTATAGCAGTATCTATAACAAATGCTTTTGTATTAGCAGGGGCTCCTGAAAAATTCATAGACATCTCTAAACCTGCCGCAATAGTATCCAAGGTATGATTTATAAACTTACAGGAAGAATGTATTTCCTGCCCCTTGGCTTCAGCGTTATATCTCCAGCTCTTAAGATGAACTATGTAATTCCAGGTTTCCAGAAGTTCCATATATTTATCAAGCATTCCCTCTGGATTTTCCACCGAGGTAAGTTGACTGTCTATAGCAGTCTGAACTGTTTCTACATTGGTCTGTAATTCATCATAGTCTGCACAGTCTACACATGCCGGACAAGTATCATATACAGATAAGGTATGTCTAACTCCTTCCGGAACTATATTATTCCCGAACTGCCCGAAATGATAGCAGTAGTCCACGGTAAGAAAAAAAGCTCCATCAACAGTACCAGCCTGATTAATCTTAGACATCCAGTACGGAGCTCCTGTAAATAACCCTCCCCCACTGATAATCTGATCGAATTTAGCTTTTGTAACAGCATTATCTGTTCCCAGCCCTGATCCTGCAGTAAGGACTATTTCGTCCTCTTCAACCTCCATCTCCATATTGATACCGGCCTCCATTACAATATTAGAGCCTATTGTGACAATATTGCCTAAGTCATCTTTTTTTTCGATTCCGTCGGCATCGACAAATTTTATGGATGTTATGTAATTATGAGACATTTAGAAATATCCTGTCTGTGCTTCCAGTAACGCCAGTCTAGCTTGTATCTGACTGATGTTGGTATCTGTAGCGGTGTAGAAATCAACAAGTCGGGCGTATCTGACGTTTATCTGATTTAACGCTTCATATGCGGCATCCAGATAATCCGTATCACAGCAGGGTGTACTGCATGGGTTGCTTATATTTACTCCATTGGTAATATTACCTACTACTACACAATCCTCTCCTTCGATAATAAAATTACCGGAACTGTCCGGGTCTATACCGTTAACTGTAACAATAGGGGCCCCGTATATATCAGTAATAGCATCTATAATATCGGCATCGGTTTCCAGTTTTATATCGGAAGATGTTGAAGAAAGTCGGGCGGATACTACAATAGTTGTTGTATCTGTAACAGCATCGTAGGTGGGAGTGAAAATAACGTTGGTTCCTTCTTTGAAAACAACATTGTTTATAAATCTTTCGGTACCTACCTGTATAGACCTGACCTGTGACAGCCCCTCATCAATAGTTGTCGCCGAGAGAGCTGTAGCTGTTTCATCAAATTCCCAGGACCCCGGCTCTGTAACAGCTGCTACATTAGTTCCTATAGTCACGGAACCTGACATATCTGTAAAGAACTGATCGCTTAACTGATCCTGAGGGAGAGCTACAAAGGTGTAGTCTGTATTTACATTAGCTCCTGTATCTATATTGAAGAAAGATCCCAGAGCATACGCAAGTTCCGCGGTAGGTTTATAAGATATCCCTATATCCACAGTATATCTGCGTATAACCAGAGACGCTACAAAGAATGTACCTGCGCTTAAGCTTCCCGAAGGAACAGCTAATTGCATATCCACCATCAAAGAGGTGGGGACATTCATAGAGTCCGTCAGATCACGGGCGTTAAGAGCGTCCTGTATAGGATAATTGCGATGGGAGTTTTCGTTTAAAAATTCTGTAAGTGTAGGCATGTAGGCTCCTGTTATGCATCGTAGATTATAATGCCCTGTCTTACTACAAGATAATCGTAGGCAGTTGCGTTATCAAGGGATATTTTATACTGTACCTGATCTTCAGATGTAATACTGATCCGATCGGAAACAGCAGCTTCCATAAGATAATATTTAGTATGGACAGTTGCTCCTACGTAAGTCATAGTATATGTAGTTGGAACAGTAGGAACTGTCTGCGGAGTGGTTGTAGGTGATGGATAAATTAATACCTCTACCGAGATAGTTGGAAGGGCTGTTCCACCGTCAGGGCCCCGCATCCATAACCATACAGCTACCTTTTTAGCAGCGGTCGCTGTCCATTTAGAAGCGGTAGCTACTCCCATCATAGAGGACTCTCTACTTGCCGGGAAGGCTGTGTATATAGCTCCGTCCACTGTATATTCAAGAGCGTTATTAAGATTCAATAACTGAGCATCCATATACTTAGAGGAGAAATCAGTAAGAGCCAGTTCAATAATACCCTGCCCTGCTACAGTAGCAGAGGAGCTTACTAATGACAGCCCTTCTCCGGCAATTACCTGTTCTACAACAAACCCCCTGCTTTTAGCATTGGCATTTGTAATATCTTTAACTACATTATATCCGGCAACTGCTCCGGTAGCTACAAAGTCTTTCTTATCCACGGTAGCCAGCCCGTTCACCAGAGTAACATCCAGAACATCTGTAGTGGTAGACTGAATAGCCCTCACAATATTAGGTCCGTGTGAGTTAGGGGCTGTTAGCCACATATAAACATCGTCTGCGGGGGCTGTTGTATCCAACCACCACACGTTATCTTCGTTTATAACAATAAGTGTTTCAGGGATATTAGCCGCTGTTAATACATAGGTGTATGCAGCTATTCCCGGGTAAAGTGTAAAAATTTCTTTAACTGCTGTGGAAGCATTTGTAAGATCATACCCGAAGTCAGCTCCTGCAGGAATATCCATATCCGGAAAGTTACCCACTGACGCTGCGATCCACAGAGAATCATCTAAAGTATATTTTTTATGATCATGTGTTGAATGCTCGTAACGTACTGTCGGCAACCATACATTACCATTACCGTCGTACGTTACAGTCTGTATAGCCAGTGCCGGAGTAGTTTGAGTTACCTGCCCCGCGACGGAGCCTGAAAGATAGTAGGTTCCTGCGGTAGGAGTCGCTGTACCGAATAGATTAGCTAAATTAGCGAAATCTCTAAGATATCCGTTTAATACAAGAGACCCTGTATTACTGGTTAATTTTGTTACTAGAATACCTATCACAGCTGCTGATTCGGCAGGTTTTAAAGTGCCGTCTGAATTAAGCAGAGTATCGTTCCATTGAGCCAGTGCCGGAGTAAACATATTAGTGGTAGAATTCCAATACACCAGAGTTCCAGCTACTGTAGCTGTAGATACCGCAACTGTTTTTACATATGTAAATTCGGAAGAATAATCATCGTTCTGTATAGAACGGAGATAGTCTGTTCTTTCCGCTAAATCGTTTATAGGTTTATTAACTACGGAAGCTTTAACCTGATCTGTCTCAGCTATCTGAGTAATTGTCTGTTTCCAAGATGCTACCATTTTAATCTCCTTACGCGGATACGAATGTTATAGTCCAGCGGATACCTATCTGAGCTCCCGCTATCTTAGTGATTTCCGTAGTCAGATCTGAACAGCTGAATATTTTATCTTCGTCCTGAGCCGCTCCTTCTACTGAGGCTACAAGGGCTGAATGGTAAAATACTGAGGTACCATCTGTGACAGGTACAGAGGGAACTTGAGTTGTTCCATCTGTTATACCCAGGAATACAACTTTATTATTAACATAATTAGATGTAGAGGCTGAATAAACAGGTTCCCCTATAGTTGAAACTCTTACAAAACTTCTGTTAGGAGAAGTAGCGGCATAAGTTGCTGCATCATTTGCAAGACCTTCTGATATCCGGACAGCTGCCGGGTCATTCTCAAAAACCAGATACATCAGATTAATATTTAAGTCTCCTGCGAGTGCTTTAGCTAAAACATCCGAACCATCATAGGCTATAAGATTATGCTGTTTGTAATTAAAAGTCCAGACATCGTCCTGAACACTATACAGTTCTATCTCGCCCTTCATATGAGTGTGTTTAAAAGTATCATTCATTTTAAATTGAAGTCTTTCTAGTTACGTTATCTGTAATATTAGTGCTGGAATAACTGTCTGAAACGCCCTGCGTGTGAAACGCTTCCACAGTTTCCGATATGTTGGAAGCATTATACGTTAATGTACTCCCAGCTTCCATAAAAGTCAACATTGTTGTGTACGCGGGAATAGTAAATTTGATATATGTCAGAAAAACAGCCGGATCAATATTATCTGGAACATATTCCGTACTGAGGGTAACAAAGAAAGCGTTGTTTAGAAACGCCCTCTGCTGATACTCTGTAAATAGGTTGATAGTATCAGGAACTTTATTGTTATTATCCTCTATAATAATATCTGTCAGGTCTCTCCCTAGAGAGGCTGACAGCCCTAGTAAATGATTATTGAAAGCAAGGACTGTTGAATCCCGCCCCTTAAAAGGAAGAGAACCTCCTCTGGAGGTGACAAATGTATATGTAAGAGTTGCATCGCTTACCAGCAAATCTATAATAAACCCACTGACATTATCAGCCAGATATGTATATGCAGTGGCTGATATATCTTCGACATAAAAATACCCTGTACCGTCACTGACCAGAATATTATCTTCGGCAGAGGGGAAAGGATAATCTATATTCTCAACCATTACCCCGTCTGTAAAACTATCATCCAGAAAGTTATTACTGAGATGTAACGCAGGAAACGAGGAATAAGGTATATCGTCCCGTCCCGTGAATACCTGTACAGAATCAAATATCATTTCCCCGTCAGTTATTGTATCTAATATATCCTTGGTTATTGATACCCCTGTTGGGGCTGAATAAAGGTTACTACCTATCTCAGCCCATATACGCCCTCCTTCTGTAAAGGTTCTTGTGTATGTACCTCCGGTAGTAATAAAATCTGTATCCACGGAATGGCATAAAAGTTTATTGACATTATTTATAGTTCCGCCTTCTACCCGTAAATCCCATATATCATTAACTATCTTTTTAAAATATTCGGAAGAGTCTCCACCTATTCTAACAACCTCTCCATAGATATCTTCAACATCCTTAAAATCTTTATTAGCGCCGAAGAACCACATACTTATACCCAAAATAGGTTCTCCTGATGTATCTATAAACCGTTTATCGAATCCCATATTAAAAGGATTGTCTCTAAAAAATATTAAATTACGGTCATTATCCACATAATAGTCCACATTACTTTCGAGGACTATTTCAGGGTTTTTAGGACCGGACATTATAAAAGGAATCTTTTCTATATTTGAATCTATCGGGAAGGTAAAATAATTATGCAGTCGATCTCCGAAATTATAGAGTCCATTAAAATATACAGCTTCCTGATTGAACTGCATAGCATCCTGATTCATATCATCTTCATCGTACGTGACATAAATCCACTTCTGTTTTCGATAGACATCTATTGTATGTCTGGATAGAGCATTATATAAAGTAGCTGTATCCAGAGTCTGCTGATCATACATATCCTCTGTGCCTGATAGCAGAGCATTTATAAATAGAGAGTCCGTAAAGATCTGAGTCCAGAATTTAGATATATATTGTTCGAGCATTTTTATACCAGATAATCGTTAGTTCGATTTAATGAAATAGATACTGAAGATGAGGTGCAGAAAAAAGAAACTGTATTAGCGCTGACAGCCTGAGTCAGATCTGCTTCCACTGTTAAGGTATCTACACTTCTATAATAGTGCTGTTCTCCCGAAGGATCATACAAAAACCCTGTAAGAATCATGGGGGCGACAACCACAAGATTAGAGTCTGCTTCCAGAATAGCATGCGACAGTTCGGTTGTAGTAACATATCCTCGTTTAAGGGGAGTGCTGTTAACAGCCGCGGCAACCGCCGCTTTAAGAGTGTTTGCATCCGGAGTATCTCTGTAATCCGGATATTTAATGAGAGCTTCTACACCTACAAACATAGGGATAGGAGCTCTAACAAGATAATCTCCAGCCGGGTTACGGAACTCTGGATCTGATATAGCATCCTGCAGTACGCCTATACTGGGGAGAAGCAGTACAGATACACTGAAAGTGGTAGTCTCCCCGACAGTTGTTCCACTCAGCCCTTCGAATATAAAAGTCGCTTCGGCTGTCTGATACTTAGTATATCGGGCATCTTCCCCTGTAGTACAGTCAGGAACATATACTTCATTAGATGTATCGCAGGAGAAGGTGTAATCCACATCTCCTGTATATGTCATAACTCCGCTGACATCCGCATGGGATACACTGTTTACCATATAGAAACCGGGAGCGTCCGTTTTACTTATAAGGACTTTCCATTTACTTAAAGCAACATCCACCAGTGTTCCTGTCAAAGATAATGTTGTACTGGTTGGATAACTGGCAGTTCTACTGTATATATCTACTCTTCCTCCGGGATTTACTCCATAAACATTTGCTCGTCCACGAAGCATTTCAGAATCTCCCATTCCTATAACTGATACGTCCTGAACATTGACAGAGGTATAGTCAGCAAATAAAGCCTCTACATGGGCTTTTCCGGAAGGTACTTTAGCTGTTACGCCTTCTGTAGCCCTGGCTTTCATTTCAGTCAAAGTTTCCTGAGAAGTTCCCCCTGAGAATGTGGATGATATTTCAGTACGTACGACATCTTCTAAAGTTATATTTGTTGTAGCCGTCTGCCCTATGGACAATACATTATTGGTGGGATCAACTGTGTTCGCCGGTATAATCATATACCAGGTAGTTGTATCATATTGTTGTAGAACTCTATATCTGGAAGCATCCAGAACATCGGTCACATTAGCTACCCCTATATAAGTGTTGTCAATCTCCAATACATCTGTACCTACTGTGAATAAAGTTGTCGAGGGAATATATAAATCTGTATTACTAGAGGTGTATACGGCTAAATAACCACTGGATGTAGAACCCTCTTTTCTTGTCACATTATAATTGGACAGAAGAGCTTCTACCATTGTTTCATTCGTACTTTCAGATAGAGACAAGTTTGTTATAACCGTATTTATATCTTCTTCCTGAGACGTGTAGTATCGGGCAGCGGGCTTTATCATCAGCTCCCTTAGGGCTGTACCGACAGATGTATCCAGACTGCTGTTATAGGAGGTCAACCAACCTGACAGAATCTCTTCATTTTCAAAAACTGTCGCACTATCTAAATTTTCTAAACTCATTATTAAGCTCCACGTAAATTATAGGGTATTGTACTGCTTACAGCATCTCCGGAAACAGTAGTTATTGTTACATCAACTGAGACCGCCGAAGGATCCACACTGCTGACAGATGCTGTGACGTCAATACTGTCCAGCTGTTCATTCTCGGGAGTCGTGGAAGTCACAGACGATTGAATATTTTCC